TCTTCAGGTACTAAACAATCACTTTCTCCCCATACAATATATTTGTAATCATATTCCGACCCGTATATATCTCTTCTCCAATCACCTATATTATAAAATGGATCTGAATCTTTTTTAGTTATTATTTCGGATTTACTAATTAATGGATGTTGAAGGAAATGTTTAAACATTTTTTCAGGTTCAATTCCTTCTTCTGGTTTTTCTATATATGTTTGAGAATTTAAACATATTATAATATCTACATCTAATTCACTATGTATAATAGATTCTTGTAATGAATCTAATGTTTCTAAAATCATTTCAGATTCATACCACATTATATGTAATGTATATAAAATTTTACCCATATTATTCATATTTTAAAATTTGTTCTATTCTTTCTTCAAGAGTATATTTTGGTTTATAAATTGAAAGCATTAACTTAGGATTACAAACTCTATAAGATACTCCTATGGGTTTATTTGTTAAATGTAATATACCATTTTTAGGTTTCCAATCAGATATATCAAACATTGTTTTAGCTAACTCATTAAATGAAGTTGATATACCACTTCCTAAGTTTAGTGCATCTACTTGAATATCATCATTTACTACGGTCATTACCGCTTCAACAATATCTTCCATATGGATAAAATCTCTAACTTGATTCCCATCCCCCCAAATTTCAAAAGTATTAACTTTTCTTTTAATACGATTTATAAAGGAAGGAAATGGATAAGTTAAATCTTGGTCCGCTCCATAACCTGAAAATGGTCTAAAAACGTAAACTTTTGTTCCTTGTTCCCTAACAAATTTAGCTAAATATTCTCCTGTTAATTTAGACCAGCCATAGGTATAATCAGGAAGTCTAATATCATCTAGATTAATATCAGATTCTTTTAAGTGATATTTTAATTCTGGTGTCTGTAAATGAATAGGGTAGGCTGCCGATGAACTAAAATATACTATTTTCGGTTGTTTTGTTTTTACAACCCAATTAAAAAATTCTGAATCGATTGATAAATCTGTTGCTACCGATAATGGTTCATTTTCAATTGTTTCTCTACCACCTACAATAGCTGCTAAATGAATAATTAAATCAAATTTTTCTACTGAGTGCTTAAAAAAATTTCTACAATCATTCCCTTCTTTTAAATCAATCCCTGTTATATCATGTTGATTTTTAAAGTATTTTAAAAAGGATCTACCAACAAATCCTAAATGTCCCGTTATTAAAATTGTCATAAATTAAATTGATTTGTAAAAATTATTTTGTTTTTCTTGACGTTCTATCGTCTTATGGTGTTCTATACAGTATTCTTCGTCTAAAGGTAATGATGAGAATTTTTGACCACCATAAACTTTCTCATGTACCTTACCATACCAACTCATTCCTTTCTTATATATTCTTCCTTGAGCATCCGGAAAATTTATCCATCCATTTTCATTAACTCCCCAACCCCACTTTTGAATATGTTCTTCGGTTATACCCTCCACAGTGTTAATCCTCGGTACAAAAATTAAATCAACATCTTTATTCATTTCCAATATTTGATGTAAATTTTTAACCATATACTCACTAATCATCTCATCTGCATCTAGTTGATAGATATAGTCACCTTTACAATAACCATTTAATATATTTTTAAAATCAGAGAAATTATTATTCCAATCGAAACATCTCCATGTTTGGACATTTGGAAATTTATTATACGGTAATAAAAAATCTAATACTTCGGGATTACCATTTGTTTCATCATATAGAACTACAATTTCGTCTTGAGCTCTCTTGTGTTTCAGTAAGAAAGGTACTAATCTCTTTATCTCCTCCAATTCCTTGCAAACTGTTATTGCAAAACTTATCTTCATATTTCTTTTTATTTTCATTTATTGTTAATTCCTCACATTTCCAACACCACTCTCTATCATCCGTGTCCCAACTATGTCTTTCACATTTCATGCTCTATTTTCCCCCATTCTTAACCAATGGTTTAAATAATCAAAACCATGATTACCACCGCCGTTTATACTTCTTGTTATTACATTAATAATTTCTTCATCAATACCTCTGGCAATTTCTTCTGACATCATTCTAGTTAATTCAGCCTCAGCATCTATACCATAATGCTCATGTTCTTGTGCTGACCACGTTGCGGTTAACGTACTTCTAATTACCCCGTGAAAAAATTTAAAATTCTTAACCATTTTGTATCTCCCTTGCAAATAATTTAAACTCTTTATCATTGTCGGTGAACAACATACTGGTATCTGAAGTTGGACTTAATCGAATTGAACATTCATTTGGTCCTGTTGCAAATACAATAGGTTCATTGTTTCCGAACTGAAAACAAAACTCAACATTCTCTGGTGTAAATGTATGTGGTTGAAAAAGAAGTGTTGGTGTTTCATCACCTTTGAAAAATTTGAAGTTCATTACTATTTTTTTGGTCTAGCAAATAATTTAAATGTTTTACCTGATGTCGGGTCGGTAAACTTAATATAACCCTCGTTAGTATTTTGTATCCTAATAATAACCTCAGGTGATTCTACGGTTTCATCTGCAGTTGTGAATAATTGAGGTTCGTCATTATCAAATTGAATCATCCATTCACAGGGCATATATGTTTCAATTTTTGGTTTATCGTCAACCGTTAATTTATCAATAACCGATTGTAATAATTCCTCCTTTATTTTTTTTCTACCTCTTGCCATATTATTTAATTTTTGTTAATTTAGGTAAAATTAGTTTTTGTTCTTTTGGTTGTATTGAGAATGGATTGATGATGTCTTTAAACTTCTCTTTCATTTTTTCCATTGAGAATTTTTCTTTATTCTCATCACCCAACATCATAGACTTTTCTAAAAACTTATCATAGTCTTTGTAAACCAATTTAAAAACTTCAGTCACTTCGTTGTAATTTGCGGTAAACCATTTAGAATCTTTTAATATGAAAGTATCGACTGCACTTTCGTGAACCTCAGTTAATTTTCCACCAATCATAATTGCTTTATCCATCGGTAAGAAATCCTTATGTCCCGACCAGTTTGATGCAATCACAGGTTTACCCGTCATCGTAAATTCTAATAAAGGTCTACCAAACCCTTCACCTTTTGTAATCGTAACCATTGATTTAACTTTAGGATGATTATATAAATTATTCATCTCATCATTAGTTAAATCACCAAACAACAAATAGATTGATGGTGGATTTTTATAATCACTCACTAACCCTTCTATCTTCTTTCTAAAACTTTCTCTTTCTTTAATTGAGAACGATGCGGATGATGTTTTAAGTATAAGTGCGGGTCTATCTTCAACATCCTTAAATGCTTCAGCGAAACATCTAATCAACATACCAACATCTTTTCTATCTTGACCTGTGTCACCCTTTAACCAATGACCAACAAACAAGTAAGCAAAATCTTCTTTGATGTCAATGTCAATGTTGTTATAAACGTTGTTGTATATTTTGGTATCAACACCTTCGAATAGTACTTCTATCTGTCTTTCGATTTTGTGTTGTTTGATTAACTTACCCGTGTTTTGTTCATTCTCATTATAAACTGTTTGTAACAAAACATCTTTTGAAAAAGTGGACGTTGTAACAATTAAATCCATTCTATTACAACCATCAATCCAATCCTTAGGTGCAATAGTTGTTTCAATACCAGCAGTAATCCCGATATTAAATTTACCAACTCTTTGGAATTCATTTGGAACAGTTACTTGAACGTAAATGTCTGGAGTCTTTTCTAATTGATTGATAATATTAGACTCAATCCATTTATGAAATAAATTATCTTCCAATGCCGTCATCGGGGTTGAACCCCACATACAACTATCAATCTTGATTTCAAACAAATCCATTTCATAAAGTGCTTGTAACAAATCTCTTGAGTGTGCACCGTATCCACTTCTTGTTTTAACTGGTCCTCTAAATAATAAAAATGGTTTATTCATATTATATAATCTTGTATAAATTAAATTTACTTCTTGGTTTAAAATTCTCTAAGGTTTGTTCGATACCCTCAATCATTTTATCACACATTATTTTATTTGATAGATTGTTAATCATAAACTTTCTACCCTTTAATCCTTTTTCTTTTCTTTTCTTCTTACCAATTTTATACATTTCCATGATGGCATTTGCAACATCATTGTCATTAACTCTATCATCGAAGATATATGGTGTTGGTACCGAACCATTTAGATTAATTGCCGATGACCAAACAGGTTCAACCCAATCACCATGATTTATGTTGCCATGTACTTCTTTATTGTGAAGTGTACCTACATTAATGTAATCATCTTCAGTATAATCAAATCCACATTGGTCTTGTAAACCACCAGTAACATTAACAATGATTGGCACACCTGCCATTAAACTCTCAGCAGTTGTTAATCCAAATCCTTCATTGTTTGCAATGTTAATCGTACAATCAACACCATTGTAAATTTCATTTAATTTATCTTGTTCCAATTTTAAATTAGTGAACTTAACATCATAATCTTTACAAACAGCATCAATTACCGCAGGCAAATCTGTACCATTTTCATCAACTGGATTTGTGTGCATTAGTAACAAACACTTATCTGCCTTTTCTTTTGGTAACATATCACAGAACAATCTAAATGAATAAATTACATCACTTGGTTGTTTCCTTCTAATGTTTCTGCTGTTGAAGAATAAAACAAAATCATATTTCTTATCACCATGAATTAAATTATTAATATCATCCGATATTCTATCCAATGGTTTAAATAAATCAGGATTAATGCCGTGAGGAACATAACTAATTTGCCAATCTTTCAATGGATTGAAAGTTACTTTATCGGTTCTCTTACCAACACGATGTACAATACCATACGTTTGTTTAGATATACAACCCAACCAATCGCAAGATTCAAAAACATCTCTATTATATTGTGGGTCTGGTAAATCATCCCATATATGATAAAATAATATTGGAGTGTGTTGTCTTATTTCGTGTTCCACATCGTACAACCACTGCCAATAATGTGGGTCAGTAAAGTGTAAAATGGCGTCAGGTTTTTCTTCATCTATTAATTTACGAAGAATACCAACGTCACCATAACCATTATATGGAATAATTTTCAAATTAGCATCTTTAACACCAGTCCTTGTTCTAATATCGTCGTTAACATCAACAACTTTACCAAACTCTGGATGTTTAATTGCCGCACCTAATTGTACCCAATCATATTTGTGAATGGTACCCATCACAATTTCTTTCGACATTGTGGCAATACCACTTGTCATTCTTAAATCATCAGATAGTAATAATATTTTTTTCTTCATATTAAAATTTGGATCCTGTTGTTGCTAAACCATTATGGTTGTTTATTGAGTTTCTAAAGTTTTCATCTTTAGAATATAAATCTAAAGAACGATTTACTAATTTTTGTAGGTTCATTGAACCTTCAATTGATTTAATTTTAAACTTCCTGTAAACATCATCTAAAATGTTAACACTTGTTAATTTTGTTTCTGCTTTCATATTGTTTTATATATATTCTTATATACTGAAATGATTAAAAAATATCGTCAATTAAGACGATATTTCATTTAATCGTTAGTATAAACGATATTATTGATTATTTAAACGGTCAATAATTACATCAACCCCCGTTTGATTTGTTGTCGGTGCGGGTGCCGGTTGTGTGACAACAGGTGTTCCCGTTTCGGTTAATGTTATGTTCGTCGGTTGAACAGGTTGTGAGTCAGATTTGTTTTTTTTACATCCGCAGGCCATGGTATTCTTTTTTTATAAATATTTTGGTTTATTGTTTTTTATTTCCTATATTTTACTAAAGTATACAAAAAAAATATTAAAAAACAAATGGAAAAAGACTTTAAACCCGTAAAAAGTGTTTACAACAGTAACTACGATGCGATTAAAAACATTATGTTCCTCTATAATATCGAAAGATTCGATTTAGATTGTACATATTCAAAAGGTAATTTTTGGAAAGATTTACCCTCACCGGTTAATAAATCTGACATTTATCCTGTTAACGATACGGTTGTGGAATGTAGTTCAGAAAACTTATCGTTTGCGGACGGAACCATGAAAAGTATTATGTTTGACCCACCTTTTGTTATTGCTGGTAAATCCTATCGTGATAATAAAGATGGTAGTTCAATCATTGCAAAGAGATTTGAGGGTTATGAGTCATATAACCACCTAAAAAACCACTATTATAATACATTGAAGGAATTGTACCGAGTTTGTGAGAAAGGCGGTTATGTGGTCTTTAAATGTCAAGACACGGTATCCGGAGGTAAGAATCATTTTTCTCACGTTATGGTTATGAATATGGCACAGGAATTAGGATTCTATCCGAGAGACTTGTTTATCCTTACATCAAACGTCCGTATTAATAGTTTTGGTACTAAGTGGACCAAACAAGAACATGCACGTAAATATCATTCGTATTTTTGGGTGTTTGAAAAGGTTAAACCAAGAGTAAAATATGATAGTCCTATCGAACAGGATTCTGAGGAGAACCAAGATACATTGCAACACGATCACCCACTTTCCAACCATCAGTAGTTCCTGCAGGAAATTCTATTACGTGATCACCAATACCGGTGTAACGAGGTAGAGTCATCCTATGTGAATCTTCAACAGGACAATTGGAATGAATACGATTGATACGGTTGTTAAGTACAAAGACAATATCAAGTGGGATTAGACAATTCTTCATCCAAAATGAATGATGACCTTTTCCCATTTTAAAAACCATACAACCGTCTAACGACTTTCTACCCATCATACCACGACTTATGTCCTCTGGTTGGGATAGATATTCAGCATTGAAAGTTTTGTTGTTAATGTGAACTGACATACCTATAATTATTTGGAATTACCAAAAGAATTTTATATATTTGACACATGGAAAGAATATTCGGAGGTTTAATTGAATTTGACAACATAGATGAGTTCGACCAATTCGTATACGATATTGATAAAGAATCTGCATTGACAATAATAGGAAAGGCATTAGATTTCTGTAATCAAAATAGAATGTTTAACTTAATGGAAGCCAATACGTTATATAAATGTTTAAATAAATTAAAAGAAAATGAAAATAAAGATTAAAGAAATCATCTATATAATGATGATATTAACGGGTATACTAGTTCAGAAGTATGGACTTAAAGGTACAGACCCCGAGTTAGTGAAGTATTTTGGATGGGGAATAATCAGTTTGGGGTCCCTTAACATCGTATTGGATTATTTTAGAAAGCCCAAAAAATAATGAAAAATTATTTACTAATTTTATTCTTTCAAATTATGTTCAATATCTTCAAAGTGTTGGAGATAAAATATACATATGAAAATAAACTTAAAGCGTTGTTATTCAATAGTGTTTTCATAAATTTAATGGCTTTAGGTTCGGCATATTATTCATTAGATGGTATGTTTAAAGGTGATTTTTACGGAATTATTTTTTATATTTTAGGTAGTGTCATTGGTAAATGGATTGCAATGACTCAGTATGAAAATTATCGTTCTAAAATTTATTCATTGTTTAATAAAAAGGAAGATGAAAAAGAAATATTATAAAGATTTTTTTATCTATAAGAAGAAACATCATTGGTATATTTTACCGGCGTTTATATTTTACTATGATAAAGATGAATACTTAGAAGATGGTAAAACATCACCATCTTGGGGATTGACTATTAGATGGTTACAATATATGATTGGGGTTCAGATACAAAAAATTTATTAACATGGAAAATAAAGATAGGAGTATATTGATGATGGGGGTAATTGTGTCCTTGTTTGGTGCAATGGTTTCATTAATGTATTTTAATGATAAACCAACGCCCGTTGTGACGACAAACATATGTAAGGAAGATTCGTTACAAAACGTAATTAACGAATTACAAATGGATTTGAAAATGCAATCAGATGGATTTGATTCTAAAGAAAGAAGATATGAAGATATTTTATTTGAATATGAATATGGTCTTGACCATTTAAAAAATTATCAACCACACGCATATAGAGAGTTTCACCGAATTCTATCTCATAAAGAAAATTTCACCAGACAAGACGAACAAGAAAATATAAAAAGGTTGGAGACACCAAAATGGTAAACATGAATAGATTAGATAAAAGATATCAAGATTTATTACAAGATATTTTAGATAATGGAGTCGTAAAAACGGACAGAACAGGTACTGGAACCATTTCAGTATTTGGTAGACAAATTAAACATAAGATGTCACAAGGATTCCCATTACTAACCACAAAGAAAATCGCGTGGAATACAATGGTAACGGAGTTGTTATGGTTTCTTAAAGGAGACACTAACATCAAATACCTTGTCGATAATGGATGTAATATTTGGAATGGTGATGCGTATAAGAATTATCAAAATGTAACCCAAATAGAGACCGCCTTAAATAAGGCCATGAACAATCATCCGCATTATAACCTATCAAAAGAAGATTTTATTGATAAGATAAAAACTAATGATGAGTTCGCAAAACAATGGGGTGAGTTAGGACCAGTCTATGGTAAACAATGGAGAGATTGGAATGGTTTTGACCAAATTCAAAACCTGATTGATGAACTAAAAACAAATCCTGATAGTAGAAGATTAATGGTTAGTGCTTGGAATGTAGGTGAGTTAGACCATATGGTACTTCCTCCTTGTCATTACGGATTTCAAGTTTACACAAGGAAGTTAACAGGTGAAGAGATGTGGGTTTTATTAAAGAAAAAAGTAGGAGAAGAAAAGTTCCAATCAATGGTTGATGACATCGTTCCTTTTGGTGGCGGATTAAGTGAAGAATTAGAATCTTATAAGATACCCAAACGAGCAATATCATTAATGTGGAATCAAAGATCTATTGACACATTCTTAGGTTTACCCTTCAATATTGCCTCTTATGGGTTATTATTGGAAATATTAGGAATGGAAGTTAATATGGTACCAGAAGATTTAATTGGTAACTTAGGAGATGTTCATTTGTATTCTAATCATTTAGAACATGCCAAAGAACAAATCAATAGAGAACCATTTAAAAACTTACCCGTATTAAAGTTTAGTCCAATACTCCTGACACATTTCGAACACCACATGGAAACTTTCGATAAATTTATAAGAAATAGTTATCCACATCAATTCATTATTGAAGGGTACGAATGTCATCCAACCATAAAAGCTCCGTTAAGTAATTAACGACCTTGTCCTTGGTATTTTTTGGGTTTTTGGGCCTTAGGACCGTAACTTTTCTTATAAACACCTTTTTTTCTTTTTCCGAAAGTCTTCTTTATTGAAGACGACGTACCTTTTGCTTTCGCCATAATATATATTTTATATTAATAAGTATTTTCTAAATATTTTTTGTATATTTGTCCTATAAACTATTAGACAATGGAGGAAATTATAAATCAAAAATTCACCTATGCAACCATTACGGTTTTCAAGGATTATTGTAAAATAATTGATAAGAAAGAATCATTAAGTTCAATGGGGGTTGATTTAGACTCACTTGACGATGGGGATGATGATATATTTGAAAGTGCCAAGAGTCTTATAAAATTTACAATCGGCGATATGAGGAGACCGACCTTTGGTCGAACAACGGAATTTCCTGAAAAGGTAGGAAAAAGAAAAACAAAATTTTTCTATGGTGAACCTGGCATAAATGAACGTTCCATAATAAATTACGCAATTAGAAATTTCGAGACCAGGGACGATAGACACATTAAGAAATATTATGGTAGCCCGTTTAGTGAAATAACCGTTACCACAATTGAACGTTCTATTAGAAGACACGGAGATAAAATAACAATTAAACTATATCGACACCATAGACATAGGGCATTTAACAACATTTACTTTAAGAAATCAACTGGTGTTGAGTCAGTAACGTTTAATGTTAATAATGGTAATTTTACCACACTTAGTATGAATAAAAGTGGTAGGAAAACAACTAAGACATTTAGAACCAACAACTTCAACTTTTTGGAGATGCAATTCAAAGATGGTGGAATTTTAAACATGAGAAAGTGTTTAGATGACAACTCTGTTCTGTTGAAAGAGTATAACGAGACATTTAATAATACCGATTTCATTTTTGAGATTGATAAGGTATTTAACCTTAATCAAAATTTTAGTTTTAATGGTATATGGTTCTGTCAATTAATGTTAGAACGATTTGTTGAATTGAAAAAGATTAAAGTATCTAACGATTATGGTATATGGATTAAAAAGTATTATCCCACTGAAAAGTTTTTAAAGAAAAACGACAGAAAATTAATTGCTTCGATTTTGGATATGTTTCAAATCAAATCTAAAATTACAATTAAAATAATGCATGAAAATACTAAAATAGATATACACGCATTATCTCGTTTATGTTATTTTTTTGGTGATAACTTTTCAAAATATATTGGTAGTATTGATTTGGTACATTTTATGAATTCAACATACGAAGATACCGTTGATATTGGTTACCCTAAATTTAAATTTGCGGAAGAATTAAAAAAAGAAAAGTTCCTAATAACAAATATCGAAAAAGAAAATATCGTTAAAATCATTAATAATTTAAACAACGAAATACGAGGATATCAAAGATTAACCAATAAGAAAGAGACATTGATTAACCATAGATTTATCGGCGATTTAAATGATCATTTTAAGATGATTGATAAATTACGTAAATTCATACCTGATTTATATTTAAAATCTAAAAACATAGATGATTTCGATAAAGAACATTTGGAATTATCTAAAATGATGAAATTCATTAAAAAGGGATATGTTATTGAATATCAATTTGTTGATAAGATGGTTAACGATGTGGAGTCACCAATTAAAGTTAAGATTAATTTAAGTGATGATGAGTCAAATCCTGAATGGGTCACTCCCGAATTCTATCCTTATATCTTAAAACGAGAAGAGGATTATGATGAGGAAGGTAATTTCATGCACCATTGTGTGGCATCATATTCGGATAAAGAAAAATCGATTATTGTTTCGGTAAGAACTGAAGATAAAAAAGATAGGGTTACTTGTGAATTTGATTGTCAAACAGGTACTCTAATTCAAGCGAGACACTTTTGTAATAAACAACCTCCTGCTGACATTGAGTTAGCTGTCAATATCCTAAAAGAAAAAACTAAGCACTATGCTAGAATGGGTTTATTACATTCTTTAGATAAAAAAAAGGTACCGGTTAAAATTAATGGAATAGAAATTATACCTGAAATTAAAGAACCAACACGAATATCTGATGTGTTATTTGATATGAGGCGCGAACCAGCATTTTAACTACACAATTCAAATAAATCCATATATATTTTGTATATGGATTTATTATTTATACACAACCAAGAGAAGAAAGACAAGAAAAGTAAATCATTATCAACGTGTGATTTAAAGTTATATAATGACGATGATGATATTGTTTACAAATCTACATTTGATTTTGATTACCAAAGATATGGTAAAAATAAAAAAGTTCTTTTTGAACATGAACTGGTTTTAAATAAAAAAACCGGAGACATCTTTATAACGTATAAAATTGTTAACGATGGTTTAACAGACATGAAAATGTTTAGAACCACTACCAAACAAAAAAAGAATAACTTTAGTTTATTATTAGATTTAACTGAGAATGGTTTTGAGAGGGGAGAAAAGAGAATTGGGTTTTGGGGAGTGAAGTATTCAAGAGCAACTAATAAAATAATAGAATTAATTTATAATTTAATCAAAGATAATTTCAAATCGGAATTTATCATTCAAAAAATTAATAGGGGTGAGTGTGAAATAAACTTTCTTTATGATATGGTTGTTGATTTTCACTTAGAGATGAAGGGTATTAAAGGACACGACAGTGTTTATTATGATATACAACATGATTATCCCAAAAAGAAATGGTTAGAAAAAAATGATTATAAGTTTTTACCGTCGGTGTTAGACCACTATGGAATCAAATCAAAATATCTTATTGGTGAATTGAATAAACAGAATTCCCATAAGAGTATTAAGTTAGATTCTTTAAACTATATCTGTAAATTATTTGGTGACAATTACATAGATTATTTAAAGAAAATAAAATGGGAGAAACATTGTTTTGATTATACACCCAACAAAAAATTACACGTATTAAAAAATGATACGGAAAAAAACTGTATGGTTAGTGTTATTAATAAGTGGGAGAGTGATTCTTTAAAAACAGATTCATTAGTTTATTTGGTCAATAAGTTATTATCAATTAGAGAGTTACTTGAAGCTAGAGGAGTTGAATTAAAATTTAAAGCTAAGAACGATAATGAATTTGATAATTTATTGGAGATGTGGTCAGGAATTAAATTTCATTTCGCTCGAGGTTATAAAGTTAGATATGATTTACCAAAAGAATTTATGGATGATATTGAGGAAGATATTATAGTTGGTGGGGAATTATTTAAACCCAAAGTTTTGGTGACAGAAGAGGATTTTAGAATTGAAGGGTTTAATATGAAAAACTGTATGTCTAAACAATTTCCACACGGATCAATATACATTTATGTTGGACTACAATGTAAACGAAAAAGGATAAACCTACAATATCGTAAGGGAGGTTTGGTACAATCATATGGTAAAGCTAACACACCAACATTAGAGTTGTTCAACAATGCGATAAGCATATTAACCCAAAGGTTTAAAAAATACACATATCTTGAATGGAAAAAGGAAAAATACGACTTCCTAACTAACTCATTATCAATACCTTAAGAATAATTTAAAAAATATTCTAAAATTTTTTTTGTATTTCATAAAATATACATAACTTTGTTTCATCATTAAACAAAACAGGTATGAAATATTTCTCAGTATGTAGTGGAATCGAGGCCGCAACCGTGGCTTGGTCCCCATTAAATTGGAAATGTGAAGGGTTATGTGACTTCGCATCTTTCCCACAAAAAGTATTATCACATCACTATCCAACAACCCCATTATTTTCAGACTTAACAAAATTAAACGAACATGAAAGTTACAGAAACATCAGCTTCGACCTATTGGTCGGAGGAACGCCTTGTCAATCTTTTTCCGATGCAGGACTCAACAAAGGAATGGATGATGTCCGTGGTCAACTCTCCCTTGAGTATGGAAGAATTCTTAAAGAAAAACGACCAAGATGGTTCATTTGGGAAAATGTCGAAGGCGTTTTTAAAAGCAAACACAGAAAAGCGTTATGTGAAATCATCTCCTCTTTCACAGGTACTAACTTCAAAGCAGAAGACCTCGACAAACAAGGTGTTGTCCAAGGAGAAGAATACTCCATCGCTTATAGGGTTTTCGACAGCCAATACTTCGGAGTTCCCCAACGACGCAAAAGAATCTTCATTGTTGGATATCGTGGAAACAATTGGAAAGTCCCATTCTCCGTATTATTTGAAGAAGGATGTTTTGAAAGCGTTAAAGAGAAGAATCGAATCAAGAGGGATGAGTACGCCAGAAATGTTCTTGGAGAAATTAAACTCGCAGGTACAGTAACAAAATCACACGCATCTACATTGGTTGATGGGTTTGGTAAAGTATCTACGTCTAACTATTGGATTGATAACAACAGTATTAGAATCTTCACAGAAAGAGAATTAGAGAGACTCCAAGGGTTTCCCGATGGTTATCTTGATTTTGAAATTGGTGGTAAAAAACCAAGTTATTCAAATGTTAAAGGTGCAATAGGTAACTCTATGACTGTCAATGTAATGTATTGGATTGGTCAACGAATTAATTTTATTGACAATTATATTCAATCTAAAAATATTTTGAAATCCGAGAAAATTTAACTATATTAGAATATGCAAGAAAAAGAATCAAAAACAAACAGTCACTTCTGGATAAGTTTTATTAAATCCGTTATCAGATTTGTGGCTTGTTATTTCTTATTTAATGGTGATCTTAGAAGTTCGGCTTTGTTATTTGCATTAGCTGAAGGTTTGGGTATTGCCGAAGAAATATTTTAACTATGAATTTTTATTTAATACAATCATTCGTAAAAAAACTAAAAGATGAACGAAACAAGAAGACCAACCAACAACTTAGACACGATAGTGTTCGAAGAATTGAACTTTCAACCACATCCGGCGGGAATGGGACAACAGTGCATAGTTCAATTCTCAAACGGATACGGGGCTAGTATAGTTCAAGGACCACACACCTACGGAGGTAAAGATGGTTTATATGAAATTGCCGTCTTTGGTAAAGATGGTGAAATATCCTACTCCACTCCAATTACGGACGATGTACTTGGTTATCTATCGGAAGAAGAGGTAGAAAAAACATTAACTGATATTAAAAATTTAGATTAATGACAACTGAAACTAAATTTAGAGCAGGAATTGCAACTTCTTTATTAGGGTTGGTGATGATGACATTTGCCTATCTTGAAAAAGATAGGAAGTACAATGAAACCTATGATAAATTAACCCATACACGGGATAGTTTATCTACTCAAAAAACATTGTCAGATAGTTTACACGATGAATTATTCATTTCAAAGGTTGAAAATGGTAGACACGAGTTTACCAGAGAATACTTCTTTGGTAAACACCCAAAACTACAATTAGAATACGAAAATTATTTACATCACGAAACGGAATAAAACATGTCAGATGAAGAATTTAGAAAACATATTAGTGGTGACCTAAATTTAGGTGGAACAAAATACTTAAACATAAAGGCCAGTACTATTATTAGTATGAACGAACAATTTACAGTTTATACAGAAGATGGACCAAAGTATTTAAATGTTAATATAAGTGCGGATTTTGATGAAATACCAAAAAAATATCATGAGGTATTTTTAAATGTATTGACCTCAAAATACTCAAACTCAGTTTCATTTGGAAATAATCCATTTTCAGAATGTAAACCAGTTCAAAAAAAGAAGTGGTGGCAGTTTTGGAAAACAGAATATTTCACAATTTAAAAATATACACATGAAGTACGCAGCATTATTGATGTTTGTTACGGGTTTATGGATTGCTTATGAGATTTGGAGAGCACCATTACTTGAAGAAACCGAAAACGGTAATTATAAAACTAAGAGGCCAACTAAAAAACTAAGTGACTTATGGCGAAAGCGAAACTAGTGTACGATTTAAACGAACCGGATGATGTATACGCACATAAAAGAGCCGTTAAATCTTTAGATATGGCATTAGCACTATGGTCTATAACACACAACACTAAGAAAGGGTTGGAATGGTCCATGGAAGGTAAGGAAATTGACAAATACGACGCTCTTGAGTTAGTGTTTGAAAAGATACATGAAATCATATCCGAACATAATATTGATTTAGACGATCTAATAGTGTGATATTTATCATATAAACAAATACTATGGCATACTCAGATAAGGTCTTAGACCACTACTCAAACCCTAAAAACGTGGGGACATTGGACAAATCTAAATCAAATGTTGGTACTGGATTAGTAGGTGCTCCTGAATGTGGTGATGTAATGAGATTACAAATAGAGGTGGTTGATGATATCATTGTTGACGCTAAATTTAAAACTTTTGGATGTGGTTCAGCTATTGCATCTTCTTCAGTTGCAACCGAATGGTTGAAAGGTAAGAGTTTAGATGAGGCGGTGACAATTGATAATATGGATTTGGTAGAGGAGTTAAATCTTCCTCCAGTTAAAATACATTGTTCAGTATTGGCGGAAGATGCTATCAAATCAGCAATAAACGATTATAGAAAAAAACAAGGATTAGAGGAAATAATCTTTGAGGAAACTCACATTTAATGGTAACAGTATCAGAAAAAGCAGCAATTAAATTAAATTCACTTATTGAAGAAAGTGGGTTTCAAACTCCCTTTGTTAGAGTGGCTGTTAAAGGTGGTGGGTGCAGTGGATTATCATATGACCTTTCATTTGATACCGAGCAACAACCTGCCGATACTCTTGCAGAAAACAATGGAGTAAAAATTTTAATAGACAACAAATCATTACTATATCTTTTTGGGACTGAATTAGATTTCTCCGATGGACTTAACGGTAAGGGATTTCAATTTATTAACCCGAACGCATCCCGTACATGTGGATGTGGGGAAAGTTTCGCTCTTTAATTTTTTTATGTGAATAATTTTTTGTATATTTTATATATAAATTTTATTCATGGTTACAGAAGAAGAAATTATCGAACATGTAAAAAGTTTATCTTATCAAGATAAAATAAAACTAATCAATAAAATTACCCCATTAAAAGATTTCAATAATCAAAAATATAGGGATAAGATTATGAGAGAGATGTTTGATATTCCAGAAACAAAGGGGTATTATGGTCCTGATTCAGAAACCACATCCCTTAAATCCGTTTCAATAACCCCAACCAAAAATAAAACATATAATATTACTAAAGGAAAAACTTTAGGCATATTAGGTAGGATTGATAAGGTGAGTACACATGACAATTCAGATACCATATTTGGTTTATTTAGTGAGGAAGGAGAAATTAAATTCGTTGTATTAGTTCATAGTGATGAGAATCTAGATAATCTTTTTAAAATGGAAAGAGAAATTAAACAAAAGAAGATGGAAAATGCTAAGAACAAATATGACGGAGTTACAATTAATTTCAAAGTCATTTTAAAATATAATTTATCATATAAAATTTTATATAAAAGTGACGATATTATATTAAAACACATTTAAATTTAAAACTATGCCAGAATTTACATCAGAAGTAGACATCGACCCAAGTGAATTTATTGAGTCTTGTAGTAAGAAAGAAATAGACAGATTAGTTGAAATCCTTGTTGAGGATGGATACATTCAATCAGACCAAGAAACTAAGAGTACTAACAATGGTGTCCGTAGACCGAACATTAATGACCAAACATTTTGGGAAAGTTTAGAACGTCTTGCAAAGTGTAGGCATTTATTATCCATCGAAGAAGAGAACTTCATCAATAACCTATCTAACAAGTTCAAATACATACGTTAATGAAAGTACTTGAGTTATTTGCGGGTAGTCGTTCAGTAGGAAAGATTGCAGAAGAATTAGGAATGGAAGTATTTTCATCTGATTTAATTGAATTTGAGGGTATTCATTACCCAATTAGTATATTAGATTTTGATGTATCTAAAGTTCCGTTTCAACCCGATGTAATTTGGGCATCTCCACCATGTACTGGTTTCAGTGTTGCAGCAATCGGTCACCACTGGTCAGGAGGTAAAGGTGCTTATATACCTAAAACAGAAACCGCAAAGTTGGGTATTGAATTAGTTAGAAAGACATTAGAAATTATTAATCACTTCCAACCAACATATTGGTTTATGGAAAACCCACGAGGTGTTCTTCGTAAGTTAGATGTTGTTAAAGGATTGAAAAAGAATTCTGTAACTTATTGCCAATACGGTGACGAGCGAATGAAACCAACTGACATATGGACCAACAGTGATGTTTGGATTCCAAAACCAATGTGTAAGAATGGTGACCCATGTCACGTTGCAGCACCAAGAGGTAGTAGAACAGGAACACAAGGTCGAGCCAACGCTTATGAAAGAAGTAAGATACCGGCAGATTTATGTTTAGAAATATTAAAAAGTTGTAAATGAAAAAAATTAAGCACCCGTTAGTTAAAGGTGTGGTTAAAGAGGTGAAACCTCGAATATATTGTGTAACTATTGATGATGATTACGATAGGGCAATGTTGTTCTGTCGATACCAAGAGTTCTACGAATCCCCATATAAAAAATTCAGAGGTAAACGATTTACTTGGATGGAATATATGAGACATTATAAATTAGCGTGGAAGAAAAGAACATTTACATACCCTGATGATTGGTCTGGTTATAACATTCCAAGTAATGTTATGGATAAAGCAAACGATATATTCTACAAAGATACCGAATATGATGTTATTATGAATGACATTTATTTTTATTGTGCTATCGATTCACAAAATAAAAATAATGGTGCAAGATGTAATTGGTATTTGATTGGTACAAGTTCAAAAGATAAAGGAACCACCAATCATGAAATTGCTCACGGTTTATATTTCACAAATGAAGAATATAAAAAGAACGTAACCAAGTTAATTAAAAATATTAAACCAATTCATTACGAAAAGTTAAAGAAGAAACTTGTTAAGATGGGTTATGTTGATGACAAGAAAATTATTGATGATGAGATTCAGGCATTTATGTCGACAGGTTTATATAATGGAATGGAAACAAAAGAATTAAAGGTATACGAAAAGGAATTTAAAAAGAATTTTAGTAACTTTACAAAATGAGACAGAAGATAATATTCATTGACATTGATGGACCTTTAGCTTGGGGAACTTGGAATGACGGTCCCATCACAATCAATGGAGAAAGACACACGGAGTTTACTATTCCATATTCTTGGAACCAAGAAGATTGCAATGCACTTAAACAAATATTAGATGAAACCAATGCTAAGTTAGTATTGAGTTCTGATTGGAGATTTCAATTCGCATTTAGACAGATGAAAGATATATTTCAACACTATGGTATTCATGGATCTAATCTTTTGGATATGACATGTCAGTTTTCTTTGTGGAATAAGATGAGTAGAACGTCATTAGAACATGAAAGAGCATTACAGATTGTTAAATGGGCTAAAGATAATAAGATTTCAAATTGGATTGCTATTGATGATTTGGATTTATACCACACATTCAAATGGTTAACGCCAAAGACTCCAATGTGGAGACATGTACAAGTTGATGGTGACCACGGTACTGGCGGTAGATTGAGGGATAAGGTTGATGAATGTATTAAGAAATTAGAAAGATGATATATAGAACAAGGAAGTTAATTAAACCAGGTGATTTAAACCCAAGAGGTACATTATTCGGAGGTCAATTATTAAAGTGGATTGATGAAGAAGCAGCAATATTCGCAATTTGCCAATTAGGTAGTCCTAATATTGTTACTAAAGCAATGTCTGAAATTGATTTTGTTACCACCGCAAAGGTTGGTGATGTAATTGAATTTGGTATGGACTTAGTTAGGTTTGGAATAACATCAGTTACATTATGTTGCGATGTTAGAAACAAAAACACTAAACAATCAATAATTAAAATAGATAAAATCATTTTCGTTCTATTGGATGAAAATGGTAAACCTAAAGCACATAATAAAAAGAATAAATAATATGGAATACTTTCTAATTTTTGGAATAATGTTCATCATCATTGGTTTTATCTCATGGAGATGGGTTGTTGGTATTGATTATATGCAAAAAAATCATCCCGATTACAAAGGTGACGATTTTCTTAATTGGGGTGATGAAGACAACCAAGATGATAAAAATCAAATCATGTAATGGCAAAAAAGAAACCTGATCTAGTTGTATGGGACGAAGAAAAAGGATATTATCAAAGGGAATTAACTTATGGTAGTAATCAGGGTGCGCCTGCAATTAAATTGGAGGATGTTGGTGGTTGGAAACAAATGCAAGCGGGAATTGCCAACAAACAATTTAAATCAAGATACGATGAGTTAAAGGAAGAGTTTCAAAAGTTAATTGATGAAGTTAATTGGAATGAATTAGTTTATCAATCATCTTACTCATTCATACCGGTTATGGGTGAAACTTATCACTTATATGTTAGGGAAGATGAGTCAACATTTCTATCCTTAATTCACCCCACACAATGGAATAAAAAATATGTCGGGTCCTTCAAACTAGACTCAACACAAAAATGGATAAAAGTATAGGTTTGTTATATTTATATTGATATGAAGAAGAATTTAATCGAACAGCTGGAAAGAATCCACAGACTTAACTATGGTAAAGAAGCTATCAAAGAAGGGTTTTTAGATAATATCCTTAAGGCTGTCGGTGTTAAAAAGACTGACAATCCTAAGAAAGCTGATTTAGTCTCTGACGACGTTGAGTCATTTTATAGTACGTTAGAAGATGCCGCTAATTCTGGTGGTTTGTCACAACAACAAAAGGGTTCGATGAATTTCCAAAAGAATGTTGAATCGATGCAAATTGGTTTAAAACTATTGGGTTATGAATTACCAAGATATGGTGTTGATGGTCTTTTTGGACCTGAAACTGCATCCGCGGTTGGTAAGTTTACAAGTGAAAAAGTAAGTGGTGATACTAAAACCGCAATTAATGAGGCGTTTGTTCGATTGGGTGATACGAGTTATTCTAACGTAAAATTTGACGGTGATGGGACTCAAAATGACCAAATAAATCAACCACTATTGGATGATTTACAGACGGCAGCATCTAATGCGGGTGTGACTGTTACAATAACAACCGCAAAATCCGGACATGGAAATCTAACCATAAATGGAAAACCGAGTAGGCACGCCACAAATACTGCCGTTGATATTGCAATATTAGATGGTATCGGTGCGGGAGGTGCATCAAACAAATCTAATGGTAATCCAAGATTTAGGGAGTTAGGTGAAAGAGTGAAGAACGAGTTAGTTAAAATGGGTTATGCGTTAAATGCTGAGGGTGGTAATCAAAAAGCAGTATTATGGCAAACAGACACCGGAGGTAACCACTACAATCATTTACACGTATCTAATAAAGAAGGAGTTTCAGGTTCTGCACCATCAGAAACGATGGCTAAAGCAACACCCGAAATGCTTAAAAAATTAATTGAATTATTAAAAGAAAAAGGAATTACTTCTGAAGATTTAAAAAAGAATATTGACACAATAAATGTTGATGATTTGGCAGATAAGAACTTCTACGCTAAGTTACTAGAAAACTTAGGAGCGCCGATTAGTGATGAAAATATGAAATTCATGTATGCTTGGAGACAAGCTGAGGGTAGAGGAGGTACATACAATCCATTTAACACAACGTGGAATCTACCAAATTCAACCACGATGAATAGTGCAGGTGTTAGAAATTACACATCGTTAGAAGATGGAATGGTTGCAACCATTAAAACCTTAAAAAATGGTAGATACGATTGTATCGTTAACGGACTTAAAAATGATATTGGAGCATCTAACATTGCAAGTTGCGAATCCCTTAAAACTTGGGGTACGGGTGATTTAGTTGCCAAAGTTGTTAATAGTTATAACAACGGAGCAAATCCCAAAATATCCGGTTTAGCGTAAATTTATATAATTTTATTAGTATTTTCTTGGATTTATCAAATATAATCGGTATTTTAGTATTCTAAAACCTATTATATGCCAAAAGAAACATGTATCTTGTGTGGTAAAGAAACACACGAAGAAATAACAACACACGTGGATTTCAGAACTGGTTATGTCGATGGAGCGGGACAATTATGTATTGAATGTTATCGAAAAGGTAACTCATCAAGTAGAAATCACATAATGATACCAGAGGATTATATAAGCGATTACCCTAACGATATGGAGTTAGGTTCAAAAGTTAGAGAATTTTATCACAACTCATATAAGTAACATGAACATTTTCTTTTTAGATTGGAACCCAAAAAAATGTGCAGAATACCATAACGATAAACACGTCGTCAAAATGATATTAGAAACTGCCCAATTACTTTGTGGTGCACATTGGGCAACCGGTGGAGAGGCTCCTTATAAGTTATCCCACAAGAATCATCCTTGTTCTGTGTGGGTTAGAGAGGATTTACAGAATTATATTTGGTTAGTTGACTTAGGGTTCAACCTATGTCAAGAATATACATATCGATACGGAAAACGTCATAAAACACAGGATATTATTGAGTGGTGTGCTTATCACAGACCAAAAATTAAGGATTTAGAATTCACGCCACCAGCACTTGCAATGCCCGATAATTATAAAGTGTACGATGACACCATTCAATCTTATAGAAATTATTATCTTGGGGATAAAAAGGAATTTTGTAAATGGAAAGGTAGAGAAACTCCAGAATGGTTCCAATTGTAATAATCCGAGTATTTATATAGATATAAGAAATCTACAACCAAATGAAAGAAATATTAAAAAAAGATTTACTAGCTAAATTGAACGAATCGTCCCTTGAAATGGACGAAATGTCAAAATATAACCCAGGTAGAGAAGAAAAGAATCCATGGGATGAAACTCCTGAAGAAAGAGAAGAAAGACAAAGATTTGAGAAAAGATCTGTAACAAAGTCTTATCGTTTTCAGAAACCTCCGATTGGTACAAGACCAGAAGATATGCCACCGGTTGATATTTGGATTTATAACCCAACAAAAGACCCACAGGGTGAGAAAACCGCGGTTATACCAACAGGTTTAGAACCAATTACTGAAGAGCAATTAAAGGCGGCAAACCCTAAGTTTTTTGAATGGGCTCAAAAGGAAATGGGAGATAGAATTCATATTATCCGAATGAAAAAAGTTTTTCATGACCCTCTTGAACCGGGTAAAGCTAAACCTTCACCTAAAGCACTTGGTCTTAGACAAAAAGCCAATTTAAGTTTTGAAACTAAAGATTCTGGACCATCGACAGATAGAGAAAAGATATTAAGAAGGTTTAATCCAATTGTTAGTAGAGTATTAATTAATCAAGAAGTAAACGATAAGTTAGTTGAATCTGGATTCCCCCCATTAAAAATGCCTGACCAAATGTTTAAAGGACAAAAGGCAGGAACTGACACACATAGTACCGTTGGTAATAGTGAAATTAATTTTGGTGGACATAACTATGATTTCTACTTAAGCATTGCGGATTTTGCACAAGCGAATGAAGATAGATTATATGGTGACGCACCAAGTGTTGATATTTTAACCACTCACATGCCTCGTCAATACAATCCAGGTGCCAACTGGGATGCGTTAAGACCAACCGAAAATATGGATTTAAATTATAAAGAAAATCCATTAACTCCATTGTTAAAATTAGCAAAGAGAGGATATCGTCCTGAAGATAGAGATGTTGCAGTTTCAAGTAGTATCTCAATTAGAGGTAAAGAAATAATACAGGCTGATGGTAACTCAATATTTGAATGGACTATTGATTTTAGTACCTTAATTGGTAAGAAATTAAAAGACCAAATGAGAATTGCCGGTAATAATAGACAAAAAGATAAAAACTTTACATGTACGGAATCATCTGTACCATTTTTATGTGCGGGTAATCCATTACAATATAGTGAATGTGTTGAGGCTTTAGTTAAATGTTTAAATAAAGTTAAGGGTGACATCTTATCAATGGATGTTACCGCGGAATTAGAATCAAGAAGTGTTGTTGATAGAAGTGATATCACACAAAGAATGAATGAAGATACCATATCTAAGTTAGTATCGAACATTATGAAACAAATAAAAAGAAATTAACCTCTCCTTGGTAATTTCCAAGGACTGACCTACGTAGGGTTTCAGTTAGTCCCCCAAAGAAATTTGGGGGATTTTTTTTTGCAATATTTTGGAATATCAATAATAATATTTATTTTTGTGTTATAAACTAACTCACAATGAGCACAAACTACTACAGAATACCAACACACGAAGAGATGTTGAAAAGACAACAAACTCTAATTCAACAAGTTACAACAATGGACATGTCAATAGAAAACCTCGAAAGGGGAATGAAGTATATCTCACCAACAAAAGATTGGGAATGGTTTTCACCTTGGGAAATGTTTATCGATGGAACAAACATTCATTTAGGTAAACGAAGTGTGGGTTGGAAATTCTGTTGGAATTTCCATAAGGACAAATACTACGACAGTAAAGAAAGTCTATTAGATTTTATTCGTTCGGGTAGAGTTGTTAATGAATATGGTGAAGAACAAGATATTGAGGAGTTCATCATAATGGCACTCGAATGGGGTGAACCTGACGGTTGGGTTGTAAATGCGGAGTATCGAAAAGAACAACGTCAGAAAGGTGTGGGTTCTTTCTTTGATAAATCAGAATATGATGATAAGATTGTAGACGGATTAAGAGTTTCATCAGCGACAGATTTTTGTTAATATGATTAAGATAGAAAATAATAGAAAGGTTTGGATAACATCCGATACACATTATAACCACACAAACATATGTCGTGGTGTAACTAAATGGAGGATGTTAGATGGTTCCGTACCCGAAGCACAAACTAGGGATTTCATAAATTTAGATAAAATGAATTCAGCAATTGTAAACAACATCAATGAGTATGTTGGTCAAGATGATGTGTTAATTCATTTAGGTGATTGGTCGTTTGGTGGATTTGAACAAATAGAAGAGTTTCGCAATAGAATTATCTGTAAAGAAATACATTTAACTTTTGGTAATCACGACCATCATATTGAAAGAAATCGCGAGGATTGTCAAAGACATTTTGCATCATCACAATGGTTCTTACAATTAAATTATTTGGGTGAGACGCTTGAGTTGATGCACTATCCAATTGCTTCGTGGAATGGACTGAATAAGGGACGTATTCATCTTCATGGACATTGTCACCTACCTAACAATAAAAAGTTCGGTAATGGACGTAGAATGGACGTTGGTATGGATGGGAATCTTGACTTTGCACCATATAATTTAAGAGACATAGTTAACTCAATGAAGAATAGACCAGTTGGTTCTGAACTTGGGGTTGATGATCATCACATTGATGAATTAAAAAATGTTGTAGGATAAAAATTATTTATGAAATTTACTGAAACAGAAATAGAAGGTTGTTATATAATAAATTACAATACGTTTGTAGATAGTAGGGGATACTTTGCGGTACCATATAACAAAGAGGTTTTCAATAGTAACGTGGGTTACGATGTTGAGTTCGTTCAGGATAATATGTCATATTCTCATTTAGGGACCATTAGAGGACTTCATTTCCAAACAGGTGAGTACGAACAAGCTAAACTTGTTACGTGTACTAATGGACGTGTATTGGATGTTATCGTTGATATTAGAAAGGATTCCCCAAGTTATGGTAAAGTTGTTAAGGTGGAGCTCGGTGCAACATTAAACAAACAGGTGTTCGTACCGAAAGGATGTGCACACGGATTCTCTGCGTTAAGTGATAACACAATATTTCAATATAAGGTTGATAACCCATATAATAAGGAAAGTGAGGGTGGAATTATATACAATGACCCAACTTTGAATATTGATTGGGGGGTGAGTGATTTTTTTGTAAGAGTCTCAGAAAAGGACTTAGAACTTCCAACTTTCTTGTCTTTATAGTGTATTTATAAAAATAAAACCTAATAACAAGTATTTATATATAAAATAGAATTATGTCAAAAGTTATTAAATTAAAACAATCTGATATTGAAAGAATTGTTTCAAATATAGTTAACGAGCAAGAAATGGGGGATGTAAATCCTGATAGTATTGCTCACGAAGAAGAAATAGATGAGGAAATGGGTGGTGGTGACATCGACGTTTATCCCGCTAAAGATGCAAAAGGTAACTTGTTTTTAGTCAACGCAAGGACTGGCCAAATTGTGGCTAAGGACTAATATATTCTAACCCTCACAAAAAATGTGAGGGTTTTTTATGCTATTTTTTGGAATATTCAAAAATTTTATTTATCTTTGTTATATGAAAAACACAGAGTACAAGATATATTGTGACATGGACGGAGTCTTGGTTGACTTTGATAAAGGTTACAAAGAATTAACCGGTGAGGATTTAACCCCTGGTGTGCATAGAAATGATACAGACTTTTGGGACCCGATTAATAAAGCCGGTTATGATTTCTGGATTAAATTGGGTTGGATGAAAGATGGTAAAAGATTATGGAATTATATTGAAAAATATAAACCAGAAATATTATCTGCACCATCTAGACAAAACGATTCAAGAGTTGCAAAACATGATTGGGTTGAAAGAGAACTACCTGACACACATTTAATTCTTAGAAGTGCAAAACATAAGAAAGATTTTGCAACACCAACATCAATTCTAATTGACGACAGGTTGGATAATATTCAAGGATGGAGAGATGCTGGCGGTATTGGTATTCATCATGTTAATACTAAACATACCATTGACCAATTAAAAGTTTTAGGATTATAAAATATAATTTATGCTATTCAAATATACTATTAGTTTGGAAGTTGAGGTTGAATTCGAGGCACCATTGTTAGGTGCCGACAACACCAAACACAAAAGAAAGTATGCTGGGTCAATTGCAAAAAAAACACTTCAAGAGATGGTAAGTCTTAATAGTACTTCATTGATTGTTGATAGAAATATTGAAGAGGACAACTTTAATGGAACAATTAAAGGTCGAGCACATTTAGGTAAATCACTAAAAAACAAATATTAAAATGAAAAAGTTAATTATATTAATAATGTTGTTGGGAGTGACAACATTAGAGGCGAAGCCGAAATATCGTATTGAAACTTGGTTTCAAGACGAATACCAATATTTTTTACCACAAAAAAAAGTATGGTATAAAACAAATTATTTTCCGTTGCCGTTTAAAGTATGGATATCTGGAGATTACCCATTTCAAAATAAAGACCAAGCAGAGGAAATAATTAAAAATTGGAATCAATCGGATATTGATAGAAAAAAATATAAAAAATCAGAATTTATTTATATAAAATAAAATAAAATACAAAATAATGTCAAAAATTAAAGAACTAAAAACCAATCCAGACAACAGTTTGAATTTGGTCACTGTACTTGAACTGTTTAGTCCTGAAGGAAAATCTAAGTATACTGATTTGTTACTTAAATTGATGAAGGGCACCCCAAACTTAAAAGAACACACCAAAGAAATTAAGGAGACATTATCTAATGAATTTACATTTATTAGTGTAGAAAAATTGAATCAATTTAGTGAAATTCAATTAATGTTATTATATAAATTTGTTGATAGTTTTTTTAACGTTCAAGATTTGGTAAATTTTAAGAAATTCTGCGATTACAATGAAAGATGTCTTATTGACCAAAACGATTTAAGTAGATATAAAAAATTTGAGGATATTGTTAATGCGGTTAGTGTTGCCGATATGAAGGTAGAAACTAAGGACATGGAAAACCAAATCATTAAAGTTTATGAAGATGATGAGTGGTTATTACTTAGACCGTTAACATATTTAGCATCTAAAAAATATGGATCTAACACAAAATGGTGTACAACCCAATCAAACAATTCCGAATATTTTATTAAGTATAGTTCTAAAGGTGTTTTAATTTATTGTATTAATAAAAAGACAGGGTACAAAGTTGCCAGTTTTTATTCATTGGATAAAAATGACCAAGAGTTTTCATTTTGGAATCAAAAAGATACTCGTGTTGATTCATTACAAACTGAATTAAACGATGAGTTAAGAAAAATAATTAGTGAGACATCTATGGCTAAAAATGCCAAAACAAATAGATACCTATTAGATGATGACCAAAGAACTAAAGAAGATATTCTTTTAAAACATAATGGGTTATTTAAGAGTGAGGCACTTTATGAACCGACACCAGTGGAGCAACCTGAAAGACGATTAAGTAATAGGATTGGTGCCGCCATTAGAAGAGAAAATGAACCAACAGAAGAAATGTTAGAAGAAAGAAGTCAAGAGGCGGAATATGAGGATAGCGAAAATGCTCAGGAACCACAAGAAGATTCGATATTGACTAGAATGATGTGGAATTCTACTGGTGAAACTAACTCAATCCCCGAAACTATCGAACATAACAGAGAAAGTTATTACATTAGAAATGGAGGACCAAGTACAGAAACACCAAGAGGGTAATATTTATAAGTATGAAAGTAATTGTAACAGAATCCCAATATCAAAGAGTTGTTTCAGAAGGGTTTTATGAATCTGAAAAACTATACCCAAGAGACTATATTGTTGGTAGATTAAACAGAGCTCCAAAATATATGAGAGAATATATTAAAAATTTACCTCATATTGAATGTACTGACAATAAAGGTATACAATCTATTTGTACCAAAATCCCCGAAGTGGTTTACCAATTTTTATTTGGAAATTTCTAAAATATTTTTGGAATATTCTAAAAATTAGAATATATTTGTAATCTAAAACAATAAAACATGTTAGAGAACATCAGTCCCTACGTTTATCCTGGTATTAAAAATAACGAGGAGTATAAAAAATTAAGAAGGTTTAAAAGGGATAGAATTACAAAAGAGGAAATACTTGATATAGTTGCTAAGAATTGCTGTGTCACCGCTTCTCAAATACTATCAAGAGTTAGAGATAGAGAAGTAATCGACGCCAGATTTATTTTTGTTGCGGTTATGAAAAGAGAGTTTGGTCACACCTTAAAACACATCGGTAAAATTTTAAACAGAGACCATACAACTATCATTCATTCATTGGAAACATTTGCCGATAGATACAAACAGTATGATGAATATAGAGAAGTTGCAGATGGGGTATTCGAAGAAATCAAATCAAAAATAGAGTAATGAAAACTTTAATAGTACATCCGGCCGATGAGTCCACTACGTTTCTTGACATAGTTTATAAGAACATCCCAAATAAGACTGTTGTTCAAGGTGGTTGTAGTAAGATGGACGTTATGAACTTAATAAAAGAACATGACCGAGTAATGATGATGGGACACGGCAGTCCGGGAGGGTTATTCTCAATAGGTCAATTTGATAATTGCGGTGCGAAATACGGTGGTTATATTATTGACCAATCAACGGTATCACTTTTAAAAGAAAAGGACAACAGTGTCTTTATTTGGTGTAATGCCGATAAGTTTGTTAATGTGTTCGGATTGAAGGGATTCTATTCTGGAATGTTCATCAGCGAAGTTGGTGAGGCGTTATATTGTGGATTACCCGGTACACAACAAGATGAAGTTGACGAATCAAACTATGGTTTTGTAAACATCATTGGTAAGTACATTAATGAAGATAAGAACGTCATATATGAAAATGTGATGAAAGAATATGGAATTATTGCGGAGGAAAACCCTGTTGCATTATACAATCACAATAGACTTTATAAATCATGATAACAAACAAACAATACAAAGTAGAACTCTTAGATGGTAGAATACCCGATAAGATATTCGAAACGAGACAAGAGGCGGTTAGAGAATACCGTGGTAACATTAGTAAATTAATCGAGTATCTCCCAAGAGAAATTAAAAAGACAGTCGACACATCTGGTGACCAACTTGCAATATTAATTAGTGCAAGAAGTAACGAAGATTTAGACATATCTTTAGATTGTAGTTATGCGGTAATGTATAATTGTCCTAAAAGAGATAAGATATATCCCGGTATGAAATACTTGGAGGTATCGGATGAATATGTTTTGGAGGCGGTAATCGATAAGTTAGAAAAATATGAGAAAGGTGCACATCCACATTGGAAAGGACCGGGTTATAAACCCACCAAAGAATGGAAATGGGCTATCTATCACAAGAATGGTAAGTTAATTAGAAGGGACAACGCAGAACAAAAATATAGCAACTCTTTGAAGGGAACTCAAGGAGGAATTAGTTACATCAAAATTTAAATCATGTCTAAAAAACCAACACAATACCCATTGGTGATTAGAGAATTAAGAGACTATATGAACGCCGAAGATTTGATTATTACATTATCATTTGGTAGAAAATGCTTAAGTGAAACACTTTATGTAAGTGGTGAATGGGAGGGTAAAGATTATTCACTTACCGCAGACATCAATTGGAGAAGTGGGGAACTTAAAACAACCGAAATGGACGTTTTTCAATTGGTTAAACTATTGAAAACCAAGAACATTTCGGAGATGAATCATAAAGATTTTAATGGTTTGGAATTAATTGAAACAAGAGACGGAGATACAAGTTTTTATGATTTGGAATGGAGTGAACCTTTAACTGAAGAAGAGGAAGAAGTGGCACCAAGTGAATGGGATATGTACAATGACGGAGACATAAACGATGCTTGGTACGAATTCGATGGAGGTATCGATAAATTAGAAATAAGAGTTGGTGATTACGCAACCGAAATAACAGAATAATATGGATAGATTTCCCAAAGGATTTGCAAGATTTTTAAGTTTAATGTCAGCTCTTATTTTAGGATCTTACATTACCCAACAGTTTAAATTTAATCAACCTGTTGAATTTTATAGATATTTTTTAACCTTTATGTTTGGTTTGATGTTCTATATTCACGGAAATTCAAAAGATTAATATGAAAAGATATAATTGTTTTTTAATTATCGGTAGTGAATTAAGAGAAGTAACGGTTCTTGCTGATACGGTACACCCTGATTCTACATGTGCAACTAGATTTCATAAGAAAGTAAATGTAATTGGGGAGTATGGATCACGAGAAACTCATTTTGAACTTGTGGCTCAGTACCCATCTGATAGATTGGTTATAGAATCGATTGAAGATTTAACCATTGAGTAGTATTTATTAATATGAAAAAGGTTATTTTAACAGAAGCACAGTTTAGTAAATTGGTTGAACAAACCGTATTTTATGATTTGAGTGAACTACCATCTCATATTGAGTCTATAACGAAAGATGTTATCGAGGGTAAGAAATCTATGAGTAAACTAATTGGTTTTTTAAAAACAATCAATATTGGTAATATTCTTGAAGAACCTGCAAAGTATTCTAAAATCGTTCAAGATTGTTCTAAACTACATGAAGTTTATAGAGCAAAAAATAACAAATATTGGGATATTAGAGATTCGTTCGACGAACAGGAATATGAGAATGGTGGACGTTATAGTGACGAATTTTACAAATTTGACCACTTAGTAAATGATATAGATAATTTACAAACAGATTTAGATAACTTACATGACATGTATAATGATATTATTGAACCATTTGTTGAATATGGTAAAGTGTCTGAAAGAATGTCATATTTTGAAAAAGAATATCCACCTGAAACAATTAACATTAAACCAATAGATAACAACCCTGAATAAATTTCAGGGTTTTTTTTTGGAATATACAAAATATTATTGTATATTTGCATGTAAACAAAATATAAAAGATGAACAAACATTTTGAATTTAGTGAAGAAGATTTTAATGACCCTAAAAAGTTTATGAAAAAATTTAGGGCTATGTTAAAAGATATGAGGGAGGGGTTAAGTGATGATAGAAGAAAAGAATTGGATGATTTTATGAAGAAAAGTAGAGTTAAAACTGATATGTTTGAAGTTCGTAATGTTAGAGGTGTGAGGTCGTTTGGTTTATTTGAAGAGGTTATGAATATTACTGAGTTCATGATAACAAACGGAATCGAGAGTTTCTTTTCTATTCCAAGAAGACCAGGTAAAACTTATGACGAACACATTGACGCCGTTTATGAACATTACGTTAATGTTGAGCAGTTAGAATTTGACGAAACATTTATTAGTAACGTTAATTACCTTCTTGAATATTATGTTGAGGATGAACAATACGAAAAATGTGTTTATCTCCAATGGTTGAAGGAACAATACACAGAGTACATTTCAAAGTAATTTAAAATGGAACAATGTCAAAAAATAAAATTTGGAAAAAAGGAAGTTAAGACGGTCTTAAACTACATTCGTTTTAAACAAAGTAAACGATGGAGAAAAGAAGTACGATACTACCATTGTTCAGATTGTAACCATTGGCATTTAACATCTTGGGACAATTATGATGAAGAACCAATAGACATCCAAATAGATTATTCTAAATGGGAAAAATTATTAAAACAAGAATTATAAAACATGGAAATTAAAATTAAAATTAAATATCATATCGAAGTTGGTGAAGAAATTATTGAGTGTGAAACTTTAGAACAGGCCGAAAAAAAGATGAAGAATTTAAGATCTTCTGAATCTGAATTTTATCTTTATCGCACAGAATTAAAAGGTAAATCAATTAAAGAAATCTATTTAATCGGTAACTAACTCATATGATTAAAGCGTTTAAATTTTTTACTGGTAATGAAGAGGACGAAGATTATCCAATCGAAGATATGGATATCGAAACCTTAGATGATGATAGTCCTTCTTGGTCATGGACATGTATGTTACCATTAGATGGTTACACATACGATATTGTCGAAACCCAAAGCAATGGGATACATGAATTCTTAAGTAGATTCCCAAACAGATTTTGTGTTCCTGTGTTATCGATAACCGGACCAAACGGAAGATTTCATGATACTAACACACAATATGATGATGGTTGGGGATTTGATATCACATCCGATTTACTTACAATAAGATTTTTAAGATTTGAATCTTAGTTTCTTAAAAATAATAGTAATATTTTTGGATATTCAAAATATAATTCGTATATTTGTGGTATGAATACATCAATATTGACCTTTTTATTATCAATGTCACCATTGGTTATAAAAACTGCAGAAGCTCCAAGTAGATTTAATTATCCGATAAAGATAACTAAATCAATTAGTTATGAGACAGTTACCCTTACAACCTATTCTGCAAGCGTAGGAGAAACTGACTCAACTCCTCACATAACAGCATCGGGATTTAAGATTGATACTGCTAATCCAAAAAAACACAGAATCATTGCGGTTTCAAGGGATTTAAAAAAGAAATGGCCGTTTGGTACTAAGGTTAGAATTAAAAGTGCGGGAAAATATAACGGAGTTTATACCGTTAAAGATGTAATGAACAAAAGGTATAAGAATAGAGTAGATATATTAATTGGTGAGGATGATAGACAAACCACCATGAACAACGTAAGAATTACTAAAATTAAATAAAATGACTCCTGATTTCACAGTTAGACCATCCCAATTAATAAACATTCTTTGGGTATTTATTGGTGGATTTGCAGTATCTGCCGCAGTATCAACAGAATTTTATTGGATTGCACTTGTTGCACTAATACCAATCTATAAGATTTTAGATTATGCATGTTGGACCTACGATATCTATGACGACCGTATTGTAGAAAGTCGTGGTGTATTTTCTGTTACCACAAGAGAAGTGTATTTCCATAGAATTAAATCTGTAATGATGGAAAGACCTTTTTGGATGAGAATTCTTGGTGTTGGTAGTATCATGGTTAGAAGTTCTGACCAGTTTACCAGTTACTTTGTAATCTATGGTATCGATGACGTTGAGGAATTTGAAGAAGATTTCCAAGATGTTATTCAAGATAAAAGAAAGGAAAATGGAATGAAAGAACATGAAATATTTCAAATGTAAAATATAAAACAATTAATATGAACAAGTTAATAATTAAATTTAAAAAAATCCTACAAGAAATATTGTTGGGGTTTAAAATTGCTGAAGAGAATAAACATAAATCCCAATGGGGTAAGTTTTAAATTAAAAAAATGTATGCGAGAATTTAAATTTTTCAGAGGGTATGAAATAAACCCATTTGTTTTTGATGGAGAACAAATAAATAATAATTTAATACAACCATTAACATGGCCAGGAACAACCACTAATACACCAACATGGATTACTAATCCAGGTTATATTGTTCCACAACCATATACTATAACAACAACACCAGGTACTGGCACATATACGATTCCATTTAGCGGGACAATCAATACCGCAACAGGATTTAGTTTGACGACATCAAATCCAAATGGAACAACATATACCACAACCGGTATGGGTGGAACTTTAACAACATCGGCAAACACATTTTATAATCAAACGATTAAGTAATGATTGAGTTCAAATTTTTAAGGGGTTATGTTGGAACATTAAATGTAATGGATGGAGAAACTTATGCCACCGCATCACTCAATGACGATACACCAGAAGGTCATATGAATAGAAGAATGTTATATCACACAAATCATAATCTTCTTGATAATGTTAGAAGGGAAATACCAAGAGGTCGGTTTGGCACGCCCGAGAGACATCAAGATATCCTAAGAAGATTACAAATGACTAACGATTCAAGAGATTTAAATGATAACCCTATAAGATTATTCCAAACAACATCAGTAACAACAGTTAACCCGAAGTGGTGGATGAAGATAAAGATGTTTTTTCAAGAGGCTAATTTTAATGGTGAAATCTTAGGTATTATTTTTATTGCTGGTTCATTAACTATTGGTGTAATTCTCGGAATTGCTAAATTATTAAATGCATGGTAAGCGAGTTTAAGTTCTTTCAGAAGAACAAGTATAAAGATAGATGTCGATTACAGATTGGTTCCTCATTTATTTTACGTGGATATTATTGTACCGTAACAAGAATGTTTGCAAACCATTTTGAATATTGGGTACAAGAAACGGAATTTACCATTGCTATGAGTTATAAAGATTATCTAGCCACACCATCGGCTGCAGGTAGACAATTAAATAGTATATGATAAAACCTTTTAAACTACTTAAAGGATACACATATAGTGATGAGTATACATTACCAACACAACAAAATCCACCATTCAATTTATCACATCGTCATTGGAATTTGTTACCTCAAGATTTGAGAGGTGCGACATTACAAGAAATGGAATGTTATATTCGTGGATGGGAAGATGCTCGTAGTAATGTTGCTGTAAATCCATATATTGATAGAATAAGACGTAGTTTGTGGAATAGGGGGTTTCTAAGGTGGAGGGGTAGAGTAGGAATGAATTATCGTAATGTAAATCCTAACCTACCAATAGACGAAAGTTACCCTGAATATTATAACACAGATGATTTTGTCTTCTCTGACGTGTCCTCAATTATGTTTGATCCAGTTAGTTCTCAACCATACAAACATATGATGTTTAGACATATTGAGGATGGAGATACGGTGGAAGGTAATAGAATATTTCCCGACCACCCAATGTGGAACTTCCCTGATATAATATAAATGACAAAGTCGGAAGTAAAAACGTGACAATCTCGGAAGTTAAAGATAATTATTATTTATGAGAGAAAGAATTATAGGACCTTATTTGGTTCAACAACAAATTGTATTAGATCCTGAGGGAGAAGTCATTTTTTATAAAATTGACTCACCATTATTTAATGGGGTAAAATTAACGGTTATGTCTGAAAGTGATTTAACTGAGGAAGTAATTGAACAACACTTACGGGTTCTGAATATAATGGTTTGATAATCAAAGTTATGGTTAAAGAGAACTATATATTAAAAATTCAATATGAAAATTCTTTTAATTGCAAAAGGTAGATGTGGATCACATTCATTAATGGATTGGTTAAGTAATGATTTTAATTTGGTAAAAATATATGAAAATGGGGATGTAGATACTTCAATCTTAAATGACTATATTCTTAAAAGACATCCGTCATTAGATTTGATTACTGATGGATATGATTATGTTATAAGATTAATTAGAGAAAATACGATACTAACTTCTGAAAGTAATGTGTGGGCACAAGAAAAACAAAAATATCATCCGGTTGACAACGAGAAATATATTATAGATGAGGACTTTTTAATAAATAACCATGAAGAAATATGGAATAAAAAAATAGGATATGATGAGTTCAATAATATGATAACTAATATTAATGCGGGTCTATTGGTTACATATGAAGAAATCTTTATACATGGAACAGGTCAGGAAAAGATAGAGAACTATATGGGATTTAAATCTAATTCAAAATTAAACACTGACGATAAAAAAGGTAGATTACATGTAATGGATAAAACATTACACACCACATATGATATTGAATACAAAAAATTCACTGATAAGTTAAAAGAAATGGAAAATTTTATTAAAATTAGAAATTTAACGATTGATAAATTAATAAAAGAAAAAGACAAGGTGATTAAAGATTTAGTCTCTTATATACCAAAAAAAATGATTTAGATAATTGGGACAATGTTAAGAAATTATTAACGTCCGTCCCGGTTTCGGAGAACTATTTATGAGGATGAAAATACAAGCATTATTTATCTCAGATGTTCATCTGGGTTCAAAAGGTTCCAACGCAAATGAGGTCCTAAACATTCTCAAACAATACCAACCCGAATATCTATTCTTAGTTGGGGATATAATTGACGGATGGTTACTGAAAAGGAAGTTCCGTTGGCCCCAATCACATACCAATGTGTTAAGAAAGATATTATCACATTCAAAGAATGGGACAAAGGTAATATACATACCGGGGAATCATGATGAATTTCTAAGGGAATATGGTGAATTTTCTTTTGGAAACATTGAAATTCATAATGAGTATATATGGAAAAATACTTTTATTACTCATGGTGATTTTTATGATGGTGTGGTTAAATTAAAATGGTTAGGTGTTCTTGGTTCAATTGGATATGATATGGCAATATCAATTGATAGAAGACTTAAGAAATTGGGGATGAAGAGATCATTATCCAAGTTTTTAAAGGATAAAGTTAAAGAGGCGGTGAAGTTTATAACACAATATGAGGTGGAGTTAACCAGACAAGCCAAGAAACATCGATGCACAACCGTGATATCTGGACACATTCATCATCCTGAGGATAGAATGATTGATGGTATAAGATACATGAACTGCGGGGATTGGATTGAAAACAATAGTTATATAATATACAACAACGATGAATATAAGGTCATTAAATAAGAGATTAACAATAGTAATCCCGTCAAAGAACGAGGGAGTAATCTTATACAATTGCATTCAGTACATATCAAGACAAAACCATATCGATGGGGTAAGAGTAATCATTGCTGATGTATCAGATGATAATGACTCCATACTATGGATTAAGAAAGCGCAATTAGAGTTCAAACACTTATTAAAGATTACGGTAATCAAAGGGGGATATCCGGCAGAAGGAAGATTAAATGGAAGTATGTTGGTAACGACTCCGTATATGTTATTCTTGGATGCGGACATTTTATTAACCAATCCAAAGATTATTGAGGAGTGTTTATCTCATAAGAAGGATTTGGTAACGGTACCATTCCACACAGATTATCCTTATAGATGGGTGTTCAGGGTATTTGATACCTTACAATCAATATCTACTTTAATCGGTTCACCATTTGCCATAGGGGGATTTCAACTATGGAAGACGGAATCCTATTGGGAAGTTGGGGGATATAACCCACAAGAACTATTCGCCGAGGATTATTCAATATCACAGAAGGTAAAATCGAATAACTTTAAGGTGGTAAACATAGAAGGAACATATACGTCATCCAGAAGATTTAAATCTAAAGGGGTATTATGGATGTTCAAGATAATGATTAAGAGTTACATAAACAGAAAGAACCCTGAGTTCTTCAAACATCATCATAACTATTGGAATTAATATGGGAACAATATTTCCGGTCATAATATCATTTACAATTGTAATAGGATTGACTATATTTTTAATGATAATTGACTACATCACAAAAAAAAGATAAAAAAAATTATATGAAAATTTTAGTAATTGCAAGGGGAAGATGTGGTTCACATTCATTAATAGATTGGTTAGGAGAGGAATTTGACTTAAAAACCATCTACGAAAATGAAGATACGGACACTTCCAATCTTAAAAACTATTGTATTAAAAGATTTCCGACACCAGATTTAGTCACTGAGGGATACGATTACATTATAAGATTGATTAGGGAAAATACAATACTAACCGCTGAGAGTGATGTGTGGGCACGAGAAAAACAAAAATATCACCCGATGGGTCGGGAAAAATATATCATAGATGAATCCTTTTTGAGAAAAAATCACAATGAAATATGGAATAAAAAAATTGGTTACGATGAATCCAATGATTTAATAACGAATATGCCTGTGGGTATATTAGTTACTTATGAAGAATTATTTTTACGTGGAACGGGTCAGGAAAAGATAGAGAAGTATATAGGTTTTAAATCTATCACAAAATTAGATACCGACCTTAAGAAAGGTAGATTTCACATAATGGATAAAACGGCATTTATCACATATGATTTAGCATATAATAAAACCACCATTTTAGAAAAAATTGTTAAAGAAAAAGATTTAATTATTGATAATCTAAACGAAAAGATTAAAAATTTGTCAAATCCTCAAGAAATATCTAAAGAAAAAGATTTAATTATTGATAATCTAAACGAAAAGATTAAAAATCTTAACGAAACAATTGTAGATTTGGTATCATCAAAAAAGAGATAATGATTAAAAGAAAGAAACCCTTTGCAAAGATTGTAAAGGAATGGAATGAGGCATCCACCATGGAAGTATGGGAAGGTGTAAGGGATAACTTTATATTTGGATTCCTTGGTGCAACGATTGTTGTATTCATTGCCACCCGAGCGGACCTTATGGTTCTATTCGGGTATCTGACTTACTACTTTTTCATGGGAAGGATTGTTAATAGACCCAAATACGTTACAGACTTAGGTAAACTAATTGTATTCCCCATCCCATCAGCTTTGGGAGCCTTTGCTGGGTATAAGTTCTCATATATTATTCAAGAGTTAATCCAACGTGTATGAAGATATGTATAATATCATCCATAGGTAGATCTGGAACAACCTCACTATTTGATATGATGAGTTTGTGTCTACCAAGATACTACACATGTTTAAATGAACCATTCGGTCGATTTCAAAAAGGGCATGAGATGAATCTTATTGAAAACGCCCCCAATGTTCTTGTAAAGGAGTTATTAAATAATACGGTTAACCATAAGGTTTTCCCATATGATTGGATGTACCAGACCTTTGATAAGGTTATTGTGATGGATAGAAGGAATAAGTGGGAACAGGCGGAGAGTCACGCAGCACATTCATATAAAGGGGATAACTATAAAAGTTGGCACAATAGAAGGGAATACGACTTAACAAACATACCCACGGAGTATATTAAGGCATTAGCAGACCAATCGGAGGATTTAATGCAATATCATAGGGGTATGATTTACTATTACGAGGATGTGTTTATGGAACATAACTTGGATTTGTTGATGGAGATTATGAATTCCGTGGGAATAACAGAGATACCCAATCAAATACTAAAGGATTATTTCTATAGTCCCAAGAAGAAGGTAAGGATAGTAAAGACCCTAATTTAAGAGTGTCCAATTTAAAATATAACTGCGAACGGGGATTCCGGAGAACAGAAAATATATTTGGAATATACTAGAATATCTTATATCTTTGTGGTATGAGAAGAAAGAAACCATATATGGATGATATCCATAAGACCACGCCCGTAACCATCACCTATAAGTTCTATAATGATACGGTGATAATGAAGAGAGATGTATATGATTTAACAATCAGGGACCTAATGGAACTAAATCGGTCCATGGTGGTGAATGTCTTTGATGAACAACTCTATCAGGAGTATATTATCCAATTAGCAGGGGAGTTAACAAAGAAAAAGAATCCAATTAAGAACTTTATAGATAGAATACTAAGATAAATTTGGAATATACGGAATAATATGTTATATTTGTGTTATGGGAAATAAATTAAAGGCAATACCAGGAACAAGATTCAATATAATAACCATCATAAAGGAAACCGAGGGTAAAAGATATAAGGATGGAACCCTTGCAAGGATGGTTACAATTCAATGTGATTGTGGTAACATAAGGGATAAGAATTTGGCACTTGTATTAAGAGGTGAGGTAAAGAGTTGTGGGTGTTTATCAGGTAAAGGTGATTTAACCAAAGATCAAGTAGGGAAGAAATATAATATGTTAACTATTACGGGGGAAGCACCTAAGAGACGTTCAAAAGGAGGTCATAGTCAAAGGTTCGTTAAGGTTAAGTGTGATTGTGGTAGTAAAGAGTACGAGGTCCAACTAAGTGCTATTGTCAGTGAAAATACAAAATCCTGTGGATGTTCCAAATTAAATGGTGGTATAAAAAATAAGATAGATTATATAGGAAAGAGATATGGTAGATTAACTATTATAAAGGAATTACCTGGAGTAAGAAAACCTGGAGGATCCATTCAAAGAATTATGGAATGTAGATGTGATTGTGGTGTAGTTAAACCACTAAGAATATCTGACATAAGAAGTGGAAGGACAACATCGTGCGGATGTTATATGAGACAGGTGTCAAGTGAATCAAATGCCATGAATGTGGAAATTGGTACAAAGAGAGGATTCATGACATTACTAAAAGAAACTGACAAGGTAACAAAATACAAGAAAGATGGTGGAATGTCAAGTAGTATAAGGTATGTAATGGTTAAATGTGACTCTTGTGGTGATATTGAGGAGATGACCCTTCATAGGTTCATAACGGAATCACAACCAATCCATTGTGGATGTTTGACATCCAAAACAACCATGGGGAGATTAAATAGTAAAGAGATGATTATTGAGCGGTATAATAGTCTTGAGATTCTTAAGGAACTTGATGAGGTTGAATATTATACACATGATGGGGTAATATATAAACAAAGGATGGTAGAATGTAGATGTGAATGTGGTAGTGTTGATTCTTACAAATATAAAGATTTATTATTAAGTAATATAAAGTCTTGTGGATGTAAGAGTCATTTTGATAGTCATGGGTTATGTAAGAATGAAAATACTCGACGAATGTATCAAAGATGGAAAAACATGTTGAGTAGATGTTATAATCAAAGAGATGTACATTATCATCATTATGGAGGTAGAGGAATTGGAGTATGTGAAAGATGGAGAGAGTCATGTGAGAACTGGATTGAGGATATGGGATTTCCACCTACATGGGAAGACACTAACGATAGAATCGATGTGAATGGTGACTATGGACCAGATAACTGTAGATGGGCAGACCATAAAACTCAGAGTATTAATAAGAGAAGTAGTAAGTGGTATAGGAATGGAGAAAAAAATCCCACCATATAATCTTCACCTGTTCACGTTTACGTGAACGTTCACTGTCCGTGAACATAGGTATTTTGTGAACACCTTTACTATCCTGAAGGGAGGAGACGAGAGTCTCCGACCGACAATTACACCCTATAAAATTACCCCTCAGAACCCCTCCATAGGGGTTTTATTTTACCCCGAATTTTTTCCTGTTTATACCACTAAAAACCCTACTTTTTCCTGTCTGTTTTATCGTGATCAATTAATATATCTAAAACTATCTTTTTCTATCCCATATTTGGGTTCTAGTATAATTTATCCACAATTCCCCACTTTCTCCCACTTACTAGGAATGTTCACTGGGATTGACCCGTGAGCGAATCACAGACCATTTTATTTTTTCTACCAGAATATACCCCTAATATCATTATATTATTACGGTCGGACTCTTCGAGTCCTCCCTTCAGGATGTCATACAACGTCTTAGTATAACCCTTTATATATTATATTAATCTGTCATACATTAGGTTCCACGTGGAACCCTGAAGGGGGACCGAAGGTCCCCCGTATAATAGAATATTCGTAATACAGGATGAAGGGGACCGAAGGTCCCCGAGTATACTTATAATACTTTTATACGGTCCTGATGTGATACGTCTATAATCCCTGAACCGTAATACAAACATTACTGGGGAAACCCACCCATGGGAAATAGTTTGCCAAACAACATTAAGATTACTGGGGAGACCAATATTGTTTGGCAGATTATACGGGGACCTTCGGTCCCCTTCAGGAGAATCTCGGAATAATCCTATGGAAATTAAAAAAACCCTTAGGGATTTTCCGAAGGGTTCTTAGTATAGTACAATATATGTCTTACAAGGAAAGGATGAAGGGGGACCGAAGGTCCCCCGTAAGTAATACGTTATATCCATTTATAAATAAAGTTGAACTTATCTAAATTACTTGAAAAACGAACAGGAACTAAATCATTTGATTTAAGTATGTATTTTATTCTTTCTGTTAATAGTGTTTCTAATAGTTCTTTTTTAGGTACTGCATAATCTTCAGAAAGTTTTGGGTACTCTATATAGATTGGCATGAAATCGAAGTCTACTTCCCCAGTAATCTTGTTGTGGCTTCTTGCATCACATTTGAACTTAAGTTTAACATTTTTGGGGAATTTATAATATACCTTGATTTGTTTTAATTCACCATCATCTCCCATACTCGTATTGATTTCATCTGGTATTGTAAAGGTTCCCTCCTCGACGAAGTCAAGATGAACCTGAAGGTTATGTGGAGTATTCTTTTGGGATTGGAGTTGTCTCAGACCTCTATTAATTCTTTCCAAGGTGGTGTCGTCGAGTTCCATTACAGATCTGAATCCCACGGGATCTTTAAGAAAAGTCATCAGAGTCTTTACTTTACGAACTTCTTTTGTCCATTGAAGTATCTCCACGGGTAATACAGTGTCCATTGCACTGTTTAAGTTAAATCCAATGAATTCATTCATTCCCCCAGTAAATAATAGGTCACTGATCCTCACCATGGTTTCACCCATCTCATTACCATCTTTATCCATGTACTCGTCATACATGGGCTTGAACTTCTCCGCAATCTCGGTCATCAACTTGAATATTATATCTGGTTGGACCTGAGTCTCACGTATTACGATGTTCAAGTAAGATCCAAATGTACCAAAAGTTTCAGGTAGTGTATAATAAATCTCACCGTTTATTGAGTTCAGCGGACCCCTCAGAGATTTTACGAATCTCTCGAAATCTGATTTGTCTAAAATTTTTCCCATAGATATAAATATAAAAAAAAAGGTTCCATTGTGGTGGAACCTCTTAGTAATACATGTGTGTAATAAGACTATCGTCCCATTAACTCGTTACGGAACTGTACGGCCTTTCTCTTGCTTGAGAAATTCTTAGAGTACTTAGTACCATTAACACTTACACGTACACGGTAAGATGAACCATCATGATAGATGTTGTCGGCAACAGGAACATATGTAGTAACTGTGGTGCGACGGGATGTTGTTTTTTTCATTTGTGACTATTTTAAGTTTATATATAAAATATAACAAATAATATCCAAATAAAAAAATCCTGCCAAAAAATATTTTACCCCAGTAAACTTAGACCATCTTGCTGTTGGTCAGAGGTGAATTCCCCAGTAATGTTCCGAGTCCCTGATCAGGTCCCACTGTTGAGATATCTATCTCCCCACTTCTTGGTCATATAGGCATCATACCTATGTACCTTGTTCGGGTTGAACAGGAATATCACGAAGTAGTAATCCCACTTCCACTCTAAATCTTTTAAAAACTTCTTCATATGATGTTGTTTATTCCCCAGTAATGTTATCCCATCTTCTCCTTCCTGAGGATGTCGGTCAGAAGATTTTTGTGATTTTGAACGATTACACCGTGCTGTTTCTTAAGAGCTTCCTCTAAGGACATTCGTTTGTGTGTAATCTTCCAATTGATTCTGTCGGTCGACTCCCATCGTTCCCAATGCTTACCACTAGGTGAGAGCTGAATTCTACTGTGAATCTTTTTCATTTGTTTTTTATTTGATAATTCCGCAAAGGTACGGTGTTTAAGGGTTAATACCAAACCCTTAAACAAATTCTTCAGTTTTAATCATATTGAAATCAATTGACTTCAGTTTGAATACTAAGTAGTCGATTGCTATTCCCACAATCTTTCCATTGTGCTTGGCTACAAGAAGTCGGTAGGAACCATCCCCATAACCTGAAGACGATACTACCCCAGTATTATATGATCCCCACTGTTGGCTTGACAAGGTTAATCTACACATCTTCTCATACCACTTATCTCCCTCACCCTCACACGGTAACATAAAGTCCATCTTAGGTGCTGTTATCTCGTCAGCAATGGAATCATTCCTATAGGACTCCATATCAAATATCCCACACTGACCTGAGTCAACACCGATATCTGCTGCGGTAACTGTTCTCCAAGACAAATCGTCCTCCACATAATCCTTGTGGACAGCAACAAGTGCTGCACATCTTGTACCCCAACCACCGGTCTCATCCGATTTGAATGCTGTGGAGGAGTACTCACCAGGTAATACATCTGTCAACTTATGCTGACACCAGGTAGGGACAGTGTAACAAGGGTCCGATACCATAACTTCCGAGCCTAAATAAATTTTTTCCATTTTAAATTACATTTATTGTGAATGATTCTGTTTCGATTTGTCTGTGTAAATAAACTAAGTGTTCCATTGTAAGGTCGTTATAACCTAAGTCGTGGTAACCATCTCCTGTAATACCTTTGGTGATTAACTGACCTGTGCTTCCACATATCCCTATAACAACTACTTTAACTTGGTAGTCGTCGTCGAAGTTTTGGGTAAACCACACTGAGAATGGATTGATTAATTCTAATTCAAATTCGTCCCCTCCGTTAAGTTTAACGGTTCTGTGGACAATATCTCGGTGAATGGAATCACGGAGCTTTAGTAACTCTTGAGAGTAATTCATATGATTAATAGTTTAAGTGTAATACGAAATTAAGTATTCTTTTCGAATATTCCAAATTATGCTAGAATATTTTTTAGAACTTTAATATTCTCGTCAATCTCAAGGTCCATCACTTTAAGTAACTTCTCCTTGGCTAACTCCATAAACTCTACACTGTTACCCAGTAAATCTATGTCCGTCCCGTGCACATCCGTCTTCCCGACGATAACCCTGATGTCCTTAGTACCTTTACCCTCTCTATAGAATAGAGCTCGAGCATAGATGTACTCACGAACCAAAGACAGTTTGATTTCATCTGCCACAGATTCCTTAGAACGGAGTTGCATAATGATTTCTTCTAACTTGGCTAACATCTCGAAGTTGGTCTTCATCATACGGATGCTGTTCTTATACTGATTACAGTACTTCACCAGCTCATCAGTGTGAGGAATACTTAAGTCGATGTCCACATTAAGGAAACGATCGTATGAACTAATTCTATCTCGGGTACCCACTATCTCAGTGAATACTCCTCCCGTTAAACGATTTTCTCTACCCATTTTATTTTTGTTTTTAATTTGTTTAAAATCCCAGTAAACTTGTCCCCATCCTGGCTCACCTCAGGTGCGAACTCATATCTCGTGTTCATTGTACCCCCCAAATAACCAGTAAAGTATTTGGTTGGTTCAACATATTGACTCGATACTCTATATCTTTCCACCCACTCATTAAATGATAATGGGGTTTGGAATGTGCTCATCTTACATTTCAGTTTCTTTTCCATATATCTCTTTTAATTCGTTAAAAATTTCTTCTAATTTTTTAAGGTCTTCGTCCCCAGTAATAAAATGGAACATTTCCTTCACCGACTCGAAGGTTACATCTTCATCACTCTCGAACAAATAGTCAATGTCCCCGTCGATAGATTCAAAGAAGTTCTCCTTGTCGAAAAGATATCTACCCTCATTGTATGAATAATCTTCTTCGGTTAATCCATTCTCATTGTCAAAATAAGATTTACCACAGAAGTCACAACCTGGTTCTTCATAATATAACTCACACTTCACATTGAATAACCTACCCAAGTGTTGAATGAAGTTTATTGGTGGTGACCAAGCTGAATCGAACGACATTGTTATTGATTCGTCATCATAAGTGATATTAGCTTCGTTGTATGACACATCCCACTTACAACCCCAGTAATTAATGTTGGCATCGTACCATCCTCCGTGTTCGTATTCATTTAACTCAATAGATTTGTCACGACCAACAAGAGCCATAAAAATACCAGGGGATGTGTTATCCTTACTCTCGATATCTTCGAGATAAAATTTAATTCTGTCCAAGTTTTCGTTATCACCTGTAATAGTAAGGTGATTGTTGCACCAATTTGGCATAGTTGTATGATTTATGTTTAACAAAGATATAACAGGGATATCATTATTCCAAATAATATCCCCGTTATTTTATTTTACCAAGAAGCTCTGTATTCAAAGTCACCAGAGTACAATCCGTGTTCTTTGGATTGTTCGTGTTCTTCTAACAACTCCTCAATGATTTTGATAGTTGAGTTTACATCTTCTTTGTAATACTCATCAATTTCATCACCACCGAAAAAGAAACCCTGTACTGGTGGAAGAAGTTCTTTAGCCTTATCAAAGTTGGAACTAACTTCTTTTAGTGTTTCAAATAACTCTTTCAGCTTGTCCTCATCAACATTGATGTTTTGACATTCATCAATACCACCACCACAATTCTCAACGAACCATCCGTGAAGTGCATTGAACTTTCTCCAATACGCCACCTGTTCGGTGATGTAACAAATACGATTTGGTTTAATGTCGTTACGAACTACACCATTCTTTTTAACTTCGATTTGGTGTTGTTGTTCAGGTGGGTTGTGTTCCCAATTTTGTACATAAGTTCTTTTGTACAGATACATGTCTAGTCCCATGATTTTTTAGTTTAAGTGTTAATTAATAATGTAAAGGTATTACAATAATTTTATTATACCAAATTATTTTATGAAAAGTTTACTATCGATTGTAAATAATTCTTTGTACTCACTTCCGTCAGCATTCTGTCCGTTTAAATTCCAGAATGGCAACACTCTTGGATTGTATTTTAAATGTGCGGTAGTTTCAGGAATAAAATCTTCGGTAAGAATTTCTATTTCTTTACAAAGAACATAAGCACAAACGACTTTGGTGGTTTCCCCAGTAAATATTTTCTGCGCTGCTGTCCTGTTGTTTTTCAGAACGCAATCAGTTAGTATTAACTGAACTTCAGCTGGGTGATAATATTTCACCCAGCCGTTGTTATATTCAATTTTCCATTTCATATAGTTCTCTCCCTTTCCGAGATTGAACCTAACTTTATGCTTTTTCAACTTCTTCCTTTTTATATTTTTTAACAAATTGGGATGGAGTACCACGAAACAATTCAGTTTTATTTCCGTCGTTCTCATAACAAACAAACTCAATGGAGTAATCTTCTTTAACGATAACATCATAAAGATAATCTTCCCAAGAATTTCCACGACTTGACAAAGATTGTACATAGGTGTTTCCTGTTTCGCCACCTTTTAATTTCCAAATGAGTTGAGCAGCTAAGCAACCAGCGCCGTTGAATACTAATTTCTTTTCATTAGCACCATACCCATTAACGACTTTTCCTGTTGATAACCATTCAGCGGTTTCAAGTGGATGACCTGTTGGGTATCCGTCGTACTGACGATAGATTAAACAGATTTCATTCTGTTTTACTTTTTTTACTTTTTTACCTGTTGAGTATTCCTCAATGATGCGGTAAGTTGAACGAGTTCCCATAATAAATTTTTTTTTGTGATTAATATTATGATACAAAGATAATACTTTTTTATTACCTGCCAAATTTATTTTCAACTTTTTTAAAAAAATATTTGCCGGCGTCATGCATAATCCTAAACATTACTGGGGTGTAATACGGATCTGATCGGCGCACGATCTGCAAAACTGGCTAAACATTACTGGGATGTACCCCAGTAAACTTTCGCCTCAGGCCTGTGCAGATACAGTGCACAGCAAAAAAAATCCCCACCTTTCGGTGAGGACATTAAATTAAAGTTGTATGACAAACTTATTCTTTGTTAACTTATTTCGAACTCGTTTATATTTTAGTCCGACAATTACATTCTTTTTATCTTTATACCTCATATCGTATAAATCCCCATCGATTACTTTCCTATCCCAAAATGTTTTAGGTACTTTATTAAAAACAACCGCCACCCTTACATTCTTATTTAACATTGAGTGACACTCATTTAAATTGTGACCGCTATAAGAGAAAGTTAAATCGTAGTTCTTATATTTTTTAAGTAGTTCGATTCTTTTAGGAACCTTCGTATAATCGTAGAATTGAATATGTTGAAAGTATTGTAAAATATTAACGGGTTTATCATTTACATGAAGATAAAACGATTCGGGTGTTATATCTGATGTGTTATTCAAACGAACTGAAAATTTATAACCTAACTTCTTAGCCTTCAATTCAGTTGCTTTAATTTCATCGAATAACCAACTGACAAAAAATTCTCTGTGTTCAAAAAACAATTTAGTTTTTGCAATTCGTGAACGATTAATTTTATCGTCCTCCATGTTCATCGTGTTCATCCCTGATTCATTCAAACATAACTTTGTACATTCTTTTGTTCTCATAGGGCAAACCTCGTAACCGCTCATTTTTGCAGGAGCTAAGTACAAACTATATGTTAATTCATCGTACTTGAATGCCTTCTGATGTTTGGTTGTCATATTAACGGAGCCTAAATAAGATATCCCTGTTAATCTTTTTGCTTGAGCTTTAGTAGTGTAAATCATTTGTTTATTTTTTAGTGTACACAAATATACAACTAATACTTTTATATTCCAAATTTATTTTTAAATATTTTTTTGAGTCAGCGCATGCGCGCAGCACTGGCCTAACTTTACTGGGGTAATACGACACAGATTTTGCATGCAGATTACAGGTGAATAATTACTGGGATGTACCCCAGTAAACTTGTGCGCTGGTCCGAGCTGCGTTTGCGCTGAGGGTAATACGCAAAAAAAAGGGTGAACATTTCTGTCCACCCAATCGTTCACACTAATAAACACTAATCACTAATTCGTTTTTCTGTTCTAATACACTCAGCTTCCCACTGCTCACATAGAAGTAATACATCTTCCAACACATTCTCATTCAACTCCCAATAACTTTCTTCGTAGGTGTCGATAGCGTCAGAACTACTTGAACGAGGTTCGTACACATTTACTTCGATATAATCTTCTGTGAAATATTCACCCAACCCAACATAGTTACCTAGTGTACCAACGAGAATACTATTCTCACCTTCTAATTCTCCAATACTAAAACATCCGTTGACTTTTAGTATGTCTGTAATACGATTAATGATTTCTGAATTTTCCATTTTTAAATTGATTTAGTATTATCCCAAATTATATTACCTTCCTCGTCATACAACTCCTCCGTAGGTTCTCCACCATTTTCGTCAGGCATTATACGCTCAAGAGTTTCGTCAATATGTTCCCACGGCAGTTCAGTGGTTCCCATTTCTAAATGAAATCCAATTGCTAATTGTTTAGCCTCCTCCATTGAGTTAGCCTCGATTTCAAATTCGGTACGATACCAGGTCGTAACCTTTGTGTCCAAATGAAAGTTAAATGTTGTTAGGGTCTGTTCCATTTTCTATTGATTTTTTAATTGATATAATAAGTAATACAACCATTACCGAAAACAATACAATAACTCCGAATCCTAAAAGTAGACAATATAAGACATTCATAGTTTTAATTTTTAAAGTTCACGAATATACATATAATCTTCTAATTCTTCCAAAGGAATTCTTCCGTTATTAGAACTATAATATCCTTGTCTTCGATATCGTTCTTTCCACTTGTCAAATGCCTCAAATGCTTTTTCCTTTGATGTGTAATAAGGTCTATCGAATTCAATCGTAAACCCGTCGGGGGATAATACTTCGTACTTTGTCATAGTCCTGCATTTTTAATGATACAATCTAATTTATATTCAAATTCTTCCCTCATACCTTCAATGTCATATACCTTTCTATTTTCATCCACTTCATTATCTTCATTAATGTAAGGATGATAAAAAGCAACATCCACTTCAATTACATTCGGTTTAAATTCCTTAACCATACTAATTGAATATTCGTGTTTAATTAAGGTATCTTGGTGTTGTGAACCACTATACCTATTTTGTCTATGTTGTTCCACAACTTGGTGTGAACCCATAGGTTTCCAACCATTTTTAATTAGGTTGTTAATTTTCTCCGTCAATCCTTCGGGGGATGAACTTGTTAATACTTTGTACTCCATAATATTTTTGTTTAGTGTAAGACAAAGATAAAACAATAATATTATTTTACCAAATTTATTTTGAAGAATTTTTTTTCAGCCCGATCATCCTAAACATTACTGGGTTGAATTGTTAGCCAGCGCAAATTTCCTGATCAGCGCGCGCAAATCTGGCTAATGTTTACTGGGGTGTCCCAGTAATAATCACTTGCGCACAATGCCTGGTCCATGAGTTATTTGTAATACCCCAGTAAACTTCATGATCAGCGCACAGTGTGACGGGTTCTTCTAAACAAAAAACCCCCGAACCAAAAGTCCGAGGGTTTCACCAATCTAATCTTTAACCTTTGTCTTATCTTAGTCTTTCATCAACAACTAAGTTATAATATCCGTTTAAGAAATTAATTATTTCTGTAATACTTTCTTTTGACACTTTATGTTCTAATAACAATGATTCGATAAATCGTTTATTATCCGTCAAACCTAAACAATAAATAAAACCATTATCATCGTTTTTAGTATTAAAAAAAGTAAAATCAATTTCAATCGGTTTTAATTTAATTCTTACTTTCTGATAATTCTCAGAATCAATTTTCAAAGTTTTAGTTTTAATAACTTTACTTGTGTCCATACTTTTATTTTTTTAATTATTAATGTCTTACACTAAATGTACAAGTTCCTTAAAGATTTGTCTCTCACGATTTCCGTAAGTTCCGAACATCTTATTTTCAGAATTGTCACCTTTACCCATACTATGAGTTGTGTATTTTGTTACACCACTAAATAAACCCCAAATGTTATCACCCTTTTCGTTAATCTCACCATTAAGGTCGACATAGAATCTACTTAATTTGTTTCGTGTTACGATATGTAACGAATCAACATCCTTAATATCAACATTCTTTTCGATATTGAATAATGATTTGATTACTCTATCCTTGATAATATCATCGAAACGAGTTTCACTCATTTTAACGATAGAACCGAACACATTCTTTTCTTCTTGTACTACACCCTCAATTTGTCGACAGATATCTTCTATCTTTAATTCCATATTCTTTGTATGACGTACCTTTGAATCTAAATCTTTGTACACACCGAAGAATGTGTTTTGACAACTGATAGTTTTCGAACTAGGACCGAACGATAATGAAGTCGAACCATCGAAAGAATTAATCCCAGTAACATAACCCTCGATTCTATCCGTCCCCAAAGTTAAGTCATTAGATTTTAACTGAACGAATACTTTTCGTCCACCACCGAACAAACCACCCCTATGAACATCAAGTCCAGTTTGTTGGGACACTTTGAACAATAGTTCCATCATTTGGTCATTCTGATATGGTACATAACCATTAGAGTGAATACCCAAGATTGTACTATCATCCTCACGAACGATACCAATTTTATCAGGGATAATAATTCCTGACGAAGTTTGAAGTCCTTCGGTACGGACTTTCCAATTTAAACCAGTTCTATCCAAGAACTGATTAACCCGATTGTTTTCTACGATTTCCATCTGTTTAATTTTTATGGTTTAATAAATGATTGTATGACAAAGATAAATCAATTTGGCATATAATCCAAATTTATTTTTAAGAAATATTAATTAATTTTTTCTCCTGATCCACCTGTGATCAGAGCTCCCAATATTACTGGGTAATACTTGATGATACCCCAGTAATTTTATGGGATGATCAGGGACGAGAAATCTGTGGACATAAAAAAACCCCCGACAGAATCGGAGGTCTTTAATATAATAAGGGATTTTACTCCCCTAATAAATTTAGTACAAGGTGTTCGGAAGTTTCCTCCTCCCACACATCATCATTCCAATCCTCACCGACTTGTGTACAAGTCTTGTAGTCAAGGTAGACAATACCCATTTTAATTGTGACAATTCCTTCGGTTCTTTCGTTGATGGGAACCAACTCTTTTTCCACAAGGAATAAAAGTACGGTTTCGTAGACAAAAAATTGGTCGGTATTTTCCGACTCAACATATTCAACTTGACCTTGGAAGTCAAGGGAGAATTCGAATTCCATGTCAGAACTCAAAATCTTTTTAATCTCGGATAAGTATGTAGTATCCATAGTGTGTAGGTCTATTGGTTAGTAGACAATACAAATATAAAAAAGAAATTCCGTTTTACAATACATTTATGAAAAATTATTTTACTTTTTTTCTGACCCTGGTAATCCAAATATATTACTGGGTAATACAAGAATTCCAGTTCGGGGACCTACTGGAAATTAATACTGGGTAAACTCCCCAGTAAAGTAATACGTCCGAACCGTCGCGTCGGAAATTCTAACACACACTATAAACTCCCCAGTAAAGTAATACACCTAACCGGTCGAGGACCTGAGGTATGAACAAAAAAAAAAGGATAGTCTTTCGACTACCCTTCTTCACCTTTCCAACCTATGTATTTCTACACAACTACTCCTTCTAAATGTCGTAATACGGACTTACCTTCATCCCAACAATCGTCCTCACTATAATAACTTCCACAACATTCAACTAATGTTTTGTGTTCGTGACCTTTATTACAAGTTTCAATTTCATAAACTTTGTATTGATAAACTTCACCCGTTAAGTATTCATCATAAATTCTAACTTCACTATTCATAATCAAACTTAACTTTTCTTCACCCCTTTCAAAATCTTTACCACACATTAAGTTCAATTGTTTTTCACTAATGAAAATCCAACCAACTTGTCCACTATCCCATTGACAACTGAACGGACTTGTGGATATAGTTATACCACTATGGTCGTACATATACAAAGGTTTAATCAAAAGGACTTTATGGTCACTTTCAATTTGTGACTTCAATTCATCCCAACTATCAAAGTCAACACTTTTGTAGTCAGTTTTGTCACCAATATCGTACCTTTTGTGAAAACAAATCATTGTAGTAATGTTATCCCACTCGGTACGAGGATTCATTGGGTCGTTATCGTGTTCGACAACTAATTCATACTTTCTCATTTTAATGTTTTTTAGTGTACACAAATATACAACTAATTCGGTTATATCAAAAATAAATTTGTTAAAATATTGTCAAAGAATTTTGGATACCCGTGAAGGTAAAATAATTTACTGGGATGTATGACAAGGATACCCCAGTAATTTTTCGACTCTGTCTTCCTGATGATGAGGTTCTTTTTGTATTACCCAGTAATAAAAACAGATGGACGGAGATGGAGAAATTTTTGAACAAAAAAAATCCACCCCTTTCGGAGTGGACTTCGGTTAGTAGGGGAACTAACCTTTAAATGAACTCGTAAATGTTTCCGTTGTATGACACTTCTTTAACATTATCCAAACTTACCGATAAGGTTTGTACCTTTCTTTCACTCGGTTGATTTTTGTAATTGTTTGACTTCACTAACCAACTATCAAACAAAGTTTGGTCAATAGGGTTTCCCTCAAACTCAAATTCAACTTTTGGTTTCACTTCCATAAACCACTCGTATTGAAGATAATACTTTTTTGTATTTTCGTTGTAAAGGATAACATTGTTGATATGGTTACCAACTTTATTTTCACTTACTTGAAAATTACCTTCACCACCACCCTTAATTTCGTTACCCTTTACTCGTTGTTCGTACTCACCACCGATTAAAACTCTAACCGATTTTTTCTTCACAACTTTTCCATAATACTTGTTCAAACCTTCCCTACCCCCTTTGTTCATTTTTGGGATAGTGTGTGTAACTAAATTCATAAATGTAGGATTTTTAACCTCGTTCATCATTTTGATAAACTCACCTTGTTGGATTTTGAAACGATTTTTTTTCATAACATTATTTTGTTTATTTTTTCAATACTCTAAATTACAACTTTTATCCAATATAACAAAATATATTTAATATTTTTTTATCCACATTCTTAATTTTTTTTTGTGGACAAATTGTGGATAACTTTTTCCCCCTGATCCAGAAATAAATTACTGGGGACTCTCTGAGAAAAAATCTGTCCCGTTCAGGAAAACAATACTGGGGAAAACGAAAAAACATGTATCGATGTGTTGATGCAGGAAAACAATACTGGGGACGTAAAGAAAAAAAATCTGTAAATCTACCTGTTCGATATTACTGGGGTGTAATACGTTTTACCCCAGGAAACTTTTCCTGGATGATCAGATTCAAGGTTCATTGTTGTGTAATACCCCAGTATAGTTTTCCTGGAGACTCGGTTCCACCCACACTTCTTAAAAACAAAAAACCCCACAACTAAAAGTCGTAGGGTTTCAAAAATAATCGTGTCGAGTCTAATATACTATTTCAAACTTATCTTCATCGGGAATTACGGATAGTTTTCTTCCGTTATCCCAATTCACACCATAATAACCCATATCATCAACGAATACAATCGTACCCATTGTGTTAGGTTGAATAGGGTTTGTCTTTGGGTCATCATCCATTAGAATCAATCTAATTCTTTTACCAACTAATTCTTTTCTAATTTTTAATAGTTCAAACATTGTTATAGGTTTTATTCGTGAGAAAATAACATTTCCAATAAACCTAAAACGATAGGATGTACCTCATTATTGTTTGAGTCCCCCCATTGTTTGACTTCCCCATTTTCTTGGATGTGAAAGTTTGTCTTTGTACCATCGGTCAGTTTGAACCAACCCTTAACTTCATTGTGTCCAATGAAATTGAATTTTTGTGTTGTGATTTGTGTAGTCATTTTGTTTAAATGTTTAGTACCCAAATATACAAATATTATTTTTATATAAAAAGTTTTTTTGTTAAAATTTTGTGAAAGAATTTTCCCGTGTTGTTACATTGCTTTTATTACTGGGGTAATACGAAGATGTGGTTTTTTATAAGCAGACGACACGACATTACTGGGAAATGTCATACGTTCATCCCAGTAAAATTGTCCCATCTGCATTGTTGTAACGGCAGTTGCGTTTGAGCTGATTCGGTAATACACCTAAAAAGAGAAACCCCCACCATTTCTGATGAGGGCTCACTTACTAACCACACTATTAAACAAAACTATTGTCTTACATATCGTATGCAAATGTAGGGATAAAAAACCAAAACATAAAGTAAAATGTTCCAATTATTAATATCAAACTAAAAATTGCATCCCAAAATTCCCTTTTGTCTTCCTTGTAGACCTCAATAATCGTCTTTATCATATCTTTCATCTTAATATGTGTTTTGATTATAGGTATCATACGTGTTATAATTTCTTTGTCGATTGTTTTCTCGATACTCATTACGAGGAACACGTTGAGGATATCTTGGTCGTTGTATGAAGGAGTTTTCCATTTGTTCATCAATCGGTTGAACATTCCAATCTAAATCCATTTGTTTAGAATTTGCCCAATGAATGTTATAAATTGTTTCAAGTCGTTCAGTTACAATGATATAACTATTCTCGT